CTATCCGTTCTTGGCGCGTTCGCGCTCCTGACGCGCCCGCCAGCCTTCCCGGCGTTTCTGCCCGAGGTTTGCGACGATGGGATCGCGGATCCGGTAGTGGCTGTCGAGGATGTTCTTGACGGACTGGGTGCTCTTCCAGCCGCCGATATCCGCGATCTGCTTTTCAGTCAGGCCCGCCTGGTCGCTCTCAATCACGCCTGAGTGCCGGAGCCATCCGAACTGGACGCCCTTCGTGCGCTCGTCGCTGTCCATGATCGCGCGGAAGCGGTCGTTAAACGCCCGGCGCCGCCACGGTTGGCCGGTCTCCTCGTTCACGACGAGATAAAGGGTGCGGCTTTTCGACAGACGCGCCCGCACCCGGCGCGAAGCATTTACCCGGACGGGCACGCCAGTCTTGTTTCGTTCGAACTGGAACTCGCCGGTCTCTGGGAGATAGTCCTGATGCCTTCGCATCCCGATAATCTGATCGGGATATTGCATCAGGTCGAAGCCGATCAGGATAGCGGTGCCCATGGACGGCGCGCCCGCCTGGTCGCAGAGATCAACGGCGCTCTGCACGAGGGCGTCTGACCAGACAACAAGAGTTCTCTGGTTCTTGTTCTTCCGGCGCGTCCGCCGATTGAGCGGTATCGGATTTTCTCGCAGCACACCCTTATCAACCGCGTGATCGAGCAGGAGCTTCAGGTAGGCGCGGACGATCCTCTTGGTGTGCGGCCGATCCGAGAAGACGTCGAGAAACTGCTTGATGAAGGGCCAGTCCAGTTGCGCGACGTGCGGGTGGGGCGGGTCAATCTTCTCGGACCACAGAAGGATCTTCCTCGCGGCCTGGTCGTAGCTCTCCTTGGTCCGCTTTGCGAGCGCCCTGAAATCGACGTCCGGGTCTGTCTGATAGCTCGTATTGAGCCAAGGGAGCGTGCCCTCTGCAGGGCCGCGGGTGACGCCCCGGCGCGCCATGTCGCGCTCTTCGTCGAGTTTCCTGTTGAGCTTGTCGCCATCACGAATGACGGCGAGCATCTCGGCCCGGCCGCCGACGCGCTCTTCGCTCTTGATCGGCAGGCGCACCGTCGCCGGCCAGCCCTCTGGCCGGAGCTTTTTCGGGACCTGGAAATAGTGAAGCGTTCCCGACTTCTGAGGTTTCGGGACGACGTATCTAGGAAGATTCAGCTTCACGGTAGGCATCCGCGTTGAATGAGAGCGCCGGGGTTTGATCATCGTCAACCAAGCCCAGGGCTTTCTCCACAGCTTTTCGGTCGAAAAGGGACTCCCGGCCCCGGTCCACCGGAGGAGGCATCTGCTTCTCGCGTATGCGCCGCCAGAGCGTGGCTTTGCCGTAGCGAGCCAGCGCGCAGACCTCTGAGGTGGTCAGGCGGCTTACTTGCTGCGTGTTCATGGGCATGTCGGACTTCCGCCAATGCTAGGCAGAAAACGCGGGTGCTGGTACTGCGCACTGAAAGCTGACGAAAAAAATGATCGGAGATCAGCGTGAGCGAATGGCGACTGAACATGGAAGCGGTTCTTGGCTGGCTTGGTGTTACGGGTGACATTGGAGCGCTCATTGCCGCAGTCGCCGCAGTCGCGGCGTTTGTTATTGCATACGGCGATCTGCGCCGATGGAGGCAGGAAGCACCCGCGCGAGCGCTCAGCAGGGAAGTCGAGAGAGCAACGCTGATACGCTCCCTCCGCGATGACCTTCAATATCGTAAAAAGACCGGCCAAGAGGTGACCGACCTCGTTGAAACGTTTTATCGGTATGCTCGAGAAGAAAGGCTGGATCTGGCGAATGCGACTATTCGAGGCGCAAGCATTCCAGGTGTGAGTCTTCTTGGATTTCGCCTCAAAGGAAATGCCCGGCCAGCCACCTTCAGTACGTGCGACCTCACCCTCGCAAGTCTGTCTGGCGCAAATGCGAGTTTGCATGAGACAGCAGCAGACTGTGCGCGGTTCGAGCCAATCCAGGGGGCTTGGTATTTCAATCGCTGCACTCTTCAGCAGGCATGGTTCGCGCCCAGTCGCGGCAAGCTTCAATTCATGAATTGTGATCTTACAGGGGCGACATTCGAGGATGATCTGCTCGATGGGGTTGGGAGCATTCATATCATCCGTTCTGACATAACGGATGCCGATTTTGGACAGCTCAAACCATCCGAGATGGAATTCGACGAGGTTTCGTGGGCGCCAGGACGGGAGCCGAACTGGCCGCCGGGGCTGCAGGCCGTACCGGAAAACAGCACAGGTCAGAAGCGCATCATTGCCAGACGCGTGCTTCGTGGCAGTCCGATCCACTTTGCTGCGAGCGCGGGAAACCGTTTTCCCACAGCTGCCTTTGACCGGAGGAAGCCCCTGTCGGCCTATAAGAACCGAAGGTCGCCGAGCGGTTTGTTGACCCCAAACATTATGCCGGAGGATTTCGGACTCTAGCGACTGAACCCGAACGTCGATCTGTTTTGCGCCCTGCTTCAACAGGACGGCCACCTGCTGGGCGAGGGTGGGCTTGCGGCGTTTGGCGGCGTGGGCGCTCATGCGGCGGCTCTCTTCGCCATGGCGAACGGCGCGTTGGCGCGGGCCAGCGCTTCCGCCAGCGGCGGGCACACGCTGTTGCCCGCCATGCGCGTCTGCGCGGTCTTGGTCAGCTTCGATCCGTCCGCACGGTGATCAATGATGTAGCTGTCGGGGAAGCCCTGCGCCCGGAACAATTCGCGCGGGGTCAGCATCCGCATCCCGATGTCGGTCAGCACCCATTCCGCGCCGCCGATTGTGACGGCGACCAAGCCGAAACGGGCCTTCGCGGTGGCCGTGTGGAGTGGATCGGAAGGGATCTGTGCCTGGTCGGTGCCATAATATTTCGTCAGGAAGGCCGCGACCATTCCGGCGTGACCGCCGCCCGCGCAGCCCGTCGCCGCCGGGTCCGTGATCGGCCTTTCCCGGCGATCCGATCCCTTCATGTTGATCATGTGGCAAGCGACCAGCTGCTGCTGTGTGCCGCGTCCGGTGATCGTGGAGACCGGCGCGCGGGCGTCATGCCCCGTCACCCCGGTATTGTGCTGCGCCATGAAGGCGGCGACGACCAGGGCGTTCGTGTCCTTGATCGAAGCTGTCACGGTGCTGTGCGGCTCCTCGGGCGAGCGAACCGCCCCGCCTTGCTGGCCATAGGTGAACACTGGCGCGACAACCGCGTGCTGCGGGCTTTGCGTCAGCGTGCCCAGCGGATCGTCCAGCGGATATTCCCGCCGCCCGCCGCTGTCGCCGTGCGCAACCGAGACGATGAACGGTTCCGGATTGTCCAGAACGTAACGCTGGACGCCGCGCGCCACGCGGCGCTCGGTCGCCGGGGCCAGCGGCCGCTTTGCCCGGACCCCGAACTTTTCCATGATCTGCGCGCTGGTGTCGAAGATGGACGGGCAGGGCGCGGACCAGTCGATTATGTCGGCGGCGGAGCGCCACGGTTTCAGCTGGCCCGCGATCACGCGCGGATCGTCGACGGGGGCGTGCGTCGGTTCGGGCCAGACAATCGGCTGGCCGTCGCGGCGGGCGATGATGAACAACCGCTTGCGGATCGTCGGCGCGCCATAGTCGCAAGCGCGCAGCTCCCGCCAGTCGACGCGATAGCCCAGCTGGCGCAGCGCCTTCACCCACGCCTTGAATTCCTCGCCACGCCGCTTCGCGCACGGCACGGCCTTGCCATCCTCGGCGACCAGGACCGGTCCCCAGTCCCTGAATTCTTCGACATTCTCCAAGAGGATCACGCGAGGACGACGCTCTGGCGGACGCCGCTGAGCCCAGCGCACCACCACCCAGGCCAGCCCGCGAATGTTCTGGTTGACCGGCGTGCCGCCCTTGGCCTTGGAAAAATGCTTGCAGTCGGGCGAGGCCCAGAACAGGTCGATGGGCCGCGACCCGCAGACATCGTCCGGGTCCACCTGCCAGATATTCTCCGTCAGGTGCAGCGTGTCCGGGTGATTGACGGCGTGCATGGCGAGCGCGTCGGCATCGTGATTGATGGCGATGTCGGGCGAACGGCCCAGCGCCATCTCAATGCCGCAGCTCGCGCCGCCGCCGCCGGCGAAGGAGTCTACGATCAAGCCCTGCATCACGCGTCGCCCACTGCATGCAGATACAGGTCGAGGATCGACTCCTGCTCGCTGCGGTCCTGCTGGTCCATTTTCCGCAGGCGCACGACCTGGCGCATGATCTTGGTATCGAAACCCATCGACTTCGCCTCGGCATAGACCTCTTTCATATCAGCGGCGATTTCGGCCTTGTCGGCCTCCAGCCGCTCAATGCGCTGGATGAAGCTGCGGAGTCTCTCCTGTCCCGCCTGATCAAGGCTCTGCGGCTGTGTAACGTCGTCCATGTCTCTCTCCTTTGTGAATTCAGGCTGCGTCTTGTTCGCGCTCTCGCAGCTCATTGCGCCGCTTCGAGAGGGCCATGCGCAGGGCCTCCTTCCCGTCATCGCTGACAGGCTGGCTAAAGCCGTGTTTCTGGATCCGGCGCGTGATGGCTTCTATGAGGTCGATGCTCTGGGCCGTGCGGCCGCGCTCCATGGCGTCCCGGTAGTCGACTGGGCCGTCAGGTTCGGGGGAGTCGTTGGCGGGGCGAGCGTCGGCTTCATCAGCCCGGTCCGGCGCGCTTTCCGGGCCGGCAAATTGCCTGACCGGTTCCGACCACTCGACGCCCTGTTCGGCCCCGAACTTGAACATGATCTCGATCACACCGCTCATCTCGCCAACGGAGAGGTCGCTTGAGCGGTGACCTAGCGGGAACGGCGCGCCGTCCATGCCGGGCATGAACCGGGTTTCGCGCTGCAGCTCGCGGACGAACAGCTCTTTCCAGTCTTCCTTGGTCCACTGGCAGCCGAACCATTCGACTTGCTTGGATATGTCCCCGAGCATCGCCCACATGCGGGCGTTCTGTTCGTCGGAGCGCTTTGCGTCCTTCATCTCCACGCGCGTCTTGTCGGGGGCTTCCTGCACCAGGCGGAGCACCTTCTGGCGGATTGGACCGCCGGGCATGTCGAGGATGAAGAGTTCGCGGCTCATCAGGCTTCAGCAGCCTCCGGCTCGTCCGCGTCATCATTGACCGGCGCAAGCGATGTCAGCTTGGCGTCCAGAGCCTTGCGGACCTCCAGCGCATCGCCCTGTGAGTTGGCCCAGAACTCGCGGAGGCTGTGACGATTGCGTTGCTCGAAGAGCTTGAGCTCCGAGAAGGTGCCGCAGTCTTCGATGTGCGCCATGATCCGGTCAGCGACCTTGCCTACCGGAACGCGCTCGAGGTCGCCGTTCGGGTCGAACTGAAACATGATGGCGTTGGCGCCGCCCATCGCTTCCAGCCGCTCCTGTTTCTCGAAGTTCTTCACCGCCTCGGCAGCGTTGGGCTCGGTTTCGGAGCGTTCCACCTCTTCCTCGGCGTAGAGGTCGCCGAAGGCGTCGGGCCAGCCCTTGCGGAGCGCCTGTCGCTCGGCGGCGATAGCGATCATGTGGCGGGGCATGTCGCCCCATTTGCCGCCCGCCATCTTCTTGCCGGTGGGCTTGCGCTTGCCGGCCTGCTGGTCGTAGGCCCATTCGTCCACGACCGGGCAGAACTCGTCCCAGTAAGCGACGCCCGGCGTCCGGAACCAGCGCCCCTTACGGAGCTTGTTGACGTAGACCGTGCATTTCACGATCCCAAGCGGATTGGTCGGGCCTTTCAGGCTGTCGTCGTATTCGTATTCGGGCGGCTGCTCGTCCGGCGCGTAGGTGTCCTGCCGGTCGGCAATCTTGCGGAGGCCATCGATCCCGACGACGAGCGCAACGCGGCGCTTGTCCTGACTCTTGGCGCTGAACACGATGGCCGAGGCCTCGCCTCGGAACGGGTCCAGCCGGTTGCGCCGGCAGAGTTCGATGAAGAGCGAGAATTCATCGTCGGTGAGCCCGGCCGCCGCGGTGCGCTTGATCAGCGCAAGCTGCGAGCTCGAATATTCGGAGGGTTTGCTGAGAGCGTTCATCGGGCTTCCTATTTCTTGCGGACGATGAGCGTGGGGGCGGCGTTGCCAAACGCGGCTCCGGGGATCGTTTCCCCGGCTTCCAGCGCAGCGCGCAGTCCGGCCTTGTCGAGGCGCGGCTTGCCCGCCTTCCAGAATTGCGTCGGGATATCGGCCTCTTCGGTGACCTTCACGTCCGGCTTGCGGGCGGACAGCGAGAGAGTGGCCAGCGGGCGCTTGAGCGTCTTGAGGTCAGCCACCGACATAGCCTGTTCGATCAGCGTCCGGATACGCGCCTTGCGGTCCTCTGCGAACTTGCGCCGCGCCTGAAGCTCTTCCTCGCGCTTCTTGATCCCGTCCACGATGACTTCGGCTTCGTCGCTGGAGACGATCAGCCTGTCGATCATCTCGAATAGGTCCGTCTCGCCCTCCAGCAGGTCGTGGAGCATTTCCGGATCGCCTTCGACCACGGCGGCGTAATTCTTCCGGAGCATCTGCGCGGCTTCGATCTGGCGCTGCGCACGGTGTTCGACTTCGGACATATCGGTCTCCAGTTCGTCAGTGCCGGACCACGCGCCCCTCAAGAGCGCGGAGTCCGATCACGGAAAGAGCGGTGAGGGCGGCTGACAGGGCACAGAGCGTCCCGCGCCAGCCAAAAGCGTCATGGATGGACGCGGCGATGGTCGTGGCCGTGAGAAAAAGGCCGAGGATTACGAGAGAGCGGGCGATCATATCCGCACCGGCATCAGCAGGTAGAAATGATCAGGGGCATCCGGGCAGCACAGCAGCGAACCGCTAGTCGGGCTGGACCATTTGAGGTCCGTGCGCGCGCCGCTGAGCGCAGAGAGAATTTCGCTGAGATAGCGGCCATTATACCCGACGCTCATCTCACCCGTGCTTTCCACGGCTATCTCGTCGTGGCCGGATGCGCCGAATTCGCCCTGGCCAATGATGGTCACGGAATCCTTGCCGACATCCAGTTTCGTCAGATTGCTCTGCTCATCGACCATGATCGCGGCGCGCTGGACGGCGATGCGCAGGCCTTCCCTGTCAAAGGCGGTCGTTTCTTGGGTCTCGCGGGGGACAATCCGCTCCCAATCGACATAGGGGCCGTCATAGAGCTTCGTTGTCAGGGTCGCGCCCTTGCGCGTTGCCCGCATGACGCGCCCGTCAGAGGCGAGCGTAACCTCGCCCTCGGCGGACTTGAGAAAGCCCGAGAGAGCGGCCGCATGGTTGGTATGCAGCGAGAATGATGCGGGCGGCGCGCCCTCGATGGTTAGCGCGACATGGCCAAGGATATGGCGGTTCGTGGCGACCAGACGAAGCAGGCCAGTCTTCTCGAAATCGAAATAGACGACCGCGAGATTGTCAGAGCCCTTGCCGTGAGGCATGGCGGTAAAGCGCACGCCCTCCAAAGCCGCAGCAAGCGCCTTCGCGTCAATCCGAAGCGGCTCGGCTTCCTCCGGGCCTTTGAGCAAAGGCCAGTCGCGCGGGTCCAGACTGGGCGACTGGAAGCGCGACCGGCCAGACTTGATGTGAACGGCATTCCCGTTATCAGCAAGCTCAATCTGGACGTTGGCGCCCGGCGGAAGTGAGCGGGCGATATTGCGCAGGCGGTCAGCTGAAACAGTCGCTTGGCCGGACTGTTCAACAGCGGCTTGCGCCAGCGCGGAGGCCTCCATGTCCAGGTCCGTCCCGCTCAGCTCCACGCAGTCATTGGTCTCCGCTTTCAGCAGCACGTTCTCCAGCATCGGGATGGTTGTGCGCTTCTGGACTGCCGTGGCGACATGGTTCATCGCGGCGAGCAGCGCGTCGCGTTCGATCGTGATCTTCATTGATGCGTTCCGTGGGAAGGGGAGAATTTGGGCGCGGCGTCGTATGCGGCCTGAAGGTCTTCCTCCGGGCGCACGAGCATGGCGCGTTCGACAACGATCAGGGCCTGAGTGCGGTCGCCGGCGACGACAAGGCGGGTCACTTCGTCCAGCACCGACTCATCCGCGACCGGCTCGTCAGGCCCAATGTCGTCATCGTCTATCGGGGCGTCTTCCCACCAATCGGCATCGAAGCGCAGGCGCTCGATTTCACCGAAGATGATTTCTTCGCTGTGGTGGGGGATGAACCCGTATAGGTCGCTCAACACCCGGCGCTGATCGCTCTCAATCAGCGGGATCGAATAGTCGGTTGGGTCTTTCTCCGGGCGCGGCGCGCCGATTTCGTCAGTGCGAGCCATCACGCCGCCTCCGGCCCGTCTCCGCCAAAGGGGCGGTTTGAGAACACGTCACTCACGGCCCTGTTGAACGGATCGGGTTCGTTGGAGCGGATCACGTCGCCGGTCCCGTGCAGAACGGTGAAAGGCGCGTGCTCATTGGACGCCACGACTTCCAGCTTGGGCTGGTCCGCCGTCATGCGGTCGATGACCTCGTCCATGGCGGCGAGCTGGGCGGTGAGCTGGCGCCGGAGCTTGCGCAGGTCGCGCAGCCCCGCGGAACGGCAGTCGCCAGACCACAGGTCGCCAAAGATGTCCTTGATTTCCTCGACCGTGTCGGACGTGGCGCCGGACAGCTCCCATTCGGCTCTTGTGATGGGCTGGTTCATTGCGGCAGCCCTCCGGTCGCGGCGGCTCCAGCCGTGCAGGCGAGATACAGAGACGCCATGATGAAGATGAACAGGGCAGCCGTGGCGATGCGCTCAGCGGCTATGCCGATGGTGGGGCGGAAGCGGGTCATGATGCGCCCTCGCTTTGCTCGGTCCTCACGCCTTTGGCGCTCCGGCTATGCAGCAGCGACGTCAGGCTTTCAGGGAGAGGCTTGCGCGCTGGCTCGGCCGACCAGTCCACTTCGCCGGTAGCGGCAAGGTGGCGGAGGACGGCGGCTCCAAGGGGGGCTCCCACTTCGCCCAGATCCAGCCCTGTCCTAGACATGAAGAACAGGTGATTCTTTTGGGTGTCCGAGAGCCCGAGTATCTCTTTAGCGCTATCACCCGAACAGCATTTGCCGCCCCAGAGCGCATTCGCGTGACCAGCAATGCAGCAGGGCGCCCCGCACAAATGGTCCAGCTCCCGCATATCGAACTGTTCAGGATGACTTTCGATATAGTCGGCAAGAAAGAGGATGCGTTCGGTGTCCATCACGCCGCCTCCATCTGCTTGGCCGCGACAGGGGCGGGAACGGCGCGAAGGCCGTCATCATCCGGCGCGCGCCAGAAATCGTTCCCGGCGGCATCGTCGGTGTCGTGGTATTCGTTGAGGCTGCGGACCTGCACGACCGAACCGCGTTCGGACGTGATGCCGTGCGTCGGGCGCCAGTCTTTCGGCGGCGTCTGCGGGTCGCGGTGACGAATCCCGTGGGCGTTATAGGGGGTGGACGTGCAGACCACGCAGACCTGCCCGGAATGACCCGTCGCCTGAATGAACAGGTCGCCGGGGCGGGCCTCTGACTTAGGAACCTTGCGGAAACCCTGCGCGGCGAGCGCCTTCTGCAGAGCCAGCCAGTCATGCTCGCGACCCGTTTGCGGGGCGTCGAACCCGGCGTCCTGCAGAACCTCGCGGAGCCAGTCATAGCCCCGGCGGCGCCCGAACCATTCCTCGCCCACCGTCAGGCGGGCGGCGTTCAGAATGCGGTGGCGGCCGGGCTCAGGCTGAGCTGTGCCCCGGTGGGCCGCTTCACGCTCTCGCCAGTCGCCATTTGAGCGAGGTCCGTACATGGGTTTTCCTTTCCCGCGACTGGTCGTAACGTCGCGCTCATGGGTGAAGCTGAATCGATTGGATGGACTGGCCGCGTGTGGCGCTGGGTTCAGCGCGCGGCGAAGGTTGGCGAGCTCGCCGTCCGTCTGGACGAACACGAGCGCCGAATTGCAGAGCTTGAAGCGAAGCTGGTCGAGGAAGTCGCGGATCCGCGGGAGCGGTGCCTCACATGCGGGGAAGGCCGCATGGCGCTGGTCAGCCGCGAAGGCGCGTTTTACCGCGGCAGATGGACCGCGGTTTACCGGTGCAACAATGAAAACTGCGGCCGGGAATATATTCGGGATGAAACTGACGTGGAGCATTAGAGAAGCCCCGCCATCAGCGCCGCGCCGATAAACCCGCCGGCAATCAGCAGTCCGGCGAGAACAACCAGGCCAACAGTGATCGCCAGCCCGAGTTGAACGCCTTCGATGTCTGAGCGCATTTCGCGCGCTTCAGCCTTGAGGGTGTCGATGTCTTTTTGGAAATCGCCTTGCGGCATGTCGTGTCTCCATCAACGTTGGAGACACATTAACTGAGAGCGTAATTATTCGTCAAGAAAGAAATACGCTTAAAGCGTAATTAAATTTTCAAGGTAATGCTATTCGCTTAATTCCTCTGCGGTGTGTAGGTCGTCGTAACCCTCTCGCGCGCAAAGGCGAACGGTGTAATCCTGCCGGTCCTGCGAGCCTATCATAATCGCTGCGACTATCTCGCCCTCTCGCGCAACCGTAGTGATGGAGTGCGCCTCAAAACCGGTGTAGCCGCCAAAGCTGTTTTTGGCATTGGTTAGGAAGCAGTAGGTTCCCAGCCCATCCCGCGGCACGCGGAGCGAGGTCCATTTGAAGCGGGCCGATTCTGGGTCTTTCAGCCGGTCCTTGATGGCGGAAGATATTTTCTCACGCTCGGTCGGAGATGGCATGCGATCCAACGTCTCGCCCTTGTTGAGAACGGGCACACTTTCAAACACTTTCGCCCATTGGGATTCGCTCAAATCCTGTGCGGCTGCGCTGCTTGAGGCGAGCGCCACCGCTATGCCGAGACGTAGCATTTAGCCGCTCTTTTTGGTGAAGGTTTCGAGTATGTCGCGAGCCTGGCTGCGGTTGTTTGTCGGAATGCGGTCCCAGATAGACACGATGTCTGCGCCCTGATCGGGGAGCCTTGAGATAAGGTCGGCCGGCTGCACGCCCAGCGCGTCGGCAAGCTTGACCAGCATGGGACGGGTATAGCTTTTCTTGCCCCGTTCCAGTTCGGATATGTGAACGACCGACACGCCGACCTTTTCTGCGAGCTGACCTTGGGTCAGATCCCGGTGCTTACGCCATTCCTTCAAATAGAATGTATCCGCCATGCGCGTATCATGCCGTGCCTTGTGAAATTCGTCGTCAAGCGGAGAGCGTAATTTTGGCTTGACCGCAGATACGCTTAGAGCGTAGTTAGGCGTCATGGACAGTTTATCGACATGGCGCAAATCCAAGGGCAATTCCTTCGTCGGCCTCGCCGGCGAGGTGGGTGTGTCGGTCTCATACATAAGCGATATCGCGAACGGGAGGAAAACTCCTGCGCTCCCCATCGCCATGAAGATCACTCAGATCACCGGAGTGCCGCTGGAATCCCTGATTGCGGTGAAGGACGCGGCCTAATGTCAGGCGCGTCGCCGCATATCGACTACCTGGTCCTGACGGGAATCGAGTTCCGTGAGGGCCCGGCTCAGCGCCTCGATGGTGCTGACGAGGGCATGGCGTGTCAGGTCCGCCTCCTCGGCGATGCTTTCGGTCGTTCCGCCAAGGCCGCGCCTGTAGAAAGCGACCTTCACTGTTTGGCCGCTGACACCCGCACTGGTTTTCCCGTCCGCAAAAAACATAACCGTTCCTGTTTTGTTTCGAACGGGCACTATAGGACGAAATTCCTAATTGTCGAGGGCCGAGTTCTATCCGAGCCCTCTCCATCTTTTCTACGAAGAGCATTTCAAAACTCCACCACCACAGGGGAGGCCGCCTAGATGACCTCTGAGGATATCGATTGGTTCGACTGTCGCTTCATTGACCTGCTCGCCGAAGGAATTCCGTCGTCGATCTGTTTTGCAGAGCTTTGTGCGCGCCAACGGATCGCAAATTTGTCGCGCGCGGACGAATTCGAAAAACCCACCATGGAGGAGGCCGATCAAGCCACCACAGGGGAGGCGGCCTGAATGCTGCGCGGCCTTCAAGATCGTATCGGCCGGCTCACCCCGGGCGGCATGGCTATCCTTGCATGCAGCATCACCTACGGATCGGGCTTGGTCCATGGGCTGGCGCTGAATGTGGTTCAGATGTCGTCCGGTTCTTGGATTGCCCTTGCTTCTTCCGGGCTGATCACCGGGACATCGATCGTTTGGGGGATATCCAATATTCGCTCTGCTCGGCGCTGGCGTCGCCGTCGTCTGACCCACGTGATCTCCAGTTCGGCAGTTCCAGGTTCGCCGACCAAAACAACTGAGGCGAACGGATGACCTTGGTGTCGAGTATAAAAACGAAGCCGTTCGTTGAGCAGCATCTTGATGCGAACCTCGGTTTGGCCGGCGAGAACACCTATCGCTTTGCCGGGGTCGAAGGGGCGAAGGCGGTCTCTCGGCTTTTCCCGAATGACGTCTGCTTCGTCGGAGAAGCTCAAACCGCGCGATATCGCTTTGAGTTTCAGAGTATGAGGCGCGCCGCGGTCCGGCGTGTCGAAAAAAATGTGCAGCCGTCCCCCGGAAATGTGAGGATGGATCAGCTTGGAGAGGTCTTCCTCTTCTTCCTCGGCGCGATCGCTTTTCAACCAGTACCGCTGTGTCAGCACCAAGATGACCGGCAACCCAAGCGCGGCGAACCACTGAAGGACTTCGTTCGCAATTCCCATGCGCCGCATCACACGGCGCCGGGCGCATATCCGCAACCCGTTTCATTCCTCCCCGCCCGGTTCGCCGAGAGCCGGCCGGGCTTGCGCCGGGGCAGCGCCCCCAGCCTCGGCGTAATTCCTTGTCGCGTCCCCGGCAGCCTCCGGCGCAGCCGTTCCGGTCAACGGGCGTTTACAAAAGGTCGTCATGCGAGAGGGGCCGGGGGACGGGTCCGGCGCTGCAACGCCATTCTTGGCCCCGTCAACATTTCCCTCAATGACGACAAGACCGGCCCTCATTCCCATCGCCCGGCGCAGGAACGCCGACGCGCGCGCTCTAGCGAGAGACGCCCTGTCTCCGTCCGCGGAGCGCGCACGCTCGGCCTGCGCCCGGCTCATCTTCATCCAGTCCATAGCCCCTCACTTTCGGGAGCGAGCGTAGCGACGTTCGCGCGGGGCTTCATTCACAATTGGGGAGGCGCTTTGTGAAAGTGCGCAAGCCGCGGTCTTTTGAGGACGCTCTTACGCAGGTCTGCGCGGCCCTGACATTTCAGGACGCTGCAGCGGTTATTGGTAAGCGGAACGAGTCTTATCTCCGCAACGCCTGCGACCCGGATCACGTTCAGATCCTGCCGATCCACTACGCACTTCTTTTGGACGCCGCATATTCGGCGGAGACGGGAGAGCCTGGACCTCTGCTTTGCACCTATCAGCGGCTTTATGAAGAGCGGGCAGGCGGCCAAAAGCCCTGCGAGGACGATCCTAACATGCTGGCCGGCGATGTCTCCCGCGAAGGCGGCGAAGCGGTTGCGGCGCTCCTGAACAAATCCATCCCCTCCCGTGAGAAGCTTCGCGAGCTCGAAGAGCTGATCGATGCAGCTGAAAAGGCGCGCCGCAACATCATTGCATTCGACGCCAGCGGCCCGCGTGAAGTGAAGGGGGCGGCGTGATGGCTAGACCTAATCAGGTTCGATGCCGCTTGTCTGAGGATGAAATCGCCAAGCGGAAAGCTATGGCGGCTGATCCCTTATGGACACTGGAGGCAGCGGCCATGGAGCTGGGCATAGCGTTCACCGGCCTATCCCATTGGTGCCGCCGCAACGGCGTGAAGTGGGTGTCCGCCAGCAACCGCTGGAGGGGCGCATGAGCACACTGCCCAATCCCCTGAACCCGCCCTCCAACGCCGAAGTGAACGAAGCCCGTCTCGCTTGGGAGCGCGCCCCGAAAGGCCAGCGTGAACGCCGGCGCCGGGAATACCAAAACACGGTAAACCGTCAGCTCGCGGCCGAGATGGGGAGGGCGTGGACGTGAGCGTGTGCGCCTGTTGCCAGGAGCGTATCGACGCCCTTCAAGCCCGTATCGGTTGGCTGGAAGGCGTCTTGAGCGGCGGAGAGGAGTTCGTTTTCCCGGAAAGCTGGCGCCTGTCTTTGGAGAAGCGGGCGATCCTGACGCTTTTTCTGAAAAACCCGGTGGTCACCGTTTGGACCTGGGAGGTCTCGCGTGAAATTCGGGGTCTCGCAGAACTCGATAATCCGAACAATTCATTCAAGGCGCACCTTTGCGCCCTTCGCCGGAAGCTCAAGCCGCACGGCCTGACGATCACGAACCACTATGGCCGTGGCTATCAGCTTGAAGACCGCGAGGCTTGGCGCGCGCGGCTTACGCGGACCCTCGAAATGCCGGAGGCCGCATGAAGACCCGTCCTCACGAACGCGATTACAACGCTGCCCTGGCTGAGAGGGTGACCGCTTACTGGAAGGGCAGGGGGTATGACGTCTCCTGCCAGGTGATCCAGTGCATGCGCTTTGATGGCGACGGCAATTCTCTGAACAACCCCACCACCGGCGCGGTTCATGGCGTCCGATCCGACATGGTGAACGGCCTTCCAACGCAATGCCAGTGCATCATTCCGCGTCCGCGAAAGAGTGGCCCGGAGGTTCAGATGGTCCGCATCGGCGGCAGATGGCAGCCCCGGACGCGGAGCGGGAAGGCGGTGGTGATATGAGCCAGGCCGCAGAGAAAAACGCCCACGTCTGGGAGCGTGACGAACTCGACTGGTATGTTGAGCCGACCGCTGCAACCGAAGCGCTGCTGACCGTGGAGTCGTTCGTCGGCTCTATCGTGGATCCATGCGCTGGACAGGGCAACATCGTGAACACGCTTCGCTCGGCCGGGCACGACGCTTGCGCCAGCGACGTGGTGAAACGGGCGGAGTTCGACCGGTGTTGGGCGGGCCACATTGATTTCCTGAGCGGCTATTCCGCCGAACTGGCGCGCTACGAGAATTTCGTGATGAACCCGCCATTCTTTCGGGCGAAAGGGGCGGAGGCTTTTATCCGTCGCGCGCTGGAGCTGGCGACCGGTAAGGTTTGTGCGTTCGTTGACATTCGTTTCATCGCCGGCGCTAAGCGCGCCAACGGGCTGTTCGCTGAACACCCGCCGCACCGGGTCTGGATTATTACGCCGCGTGTTTCGTGCCCGCCTGGCGAATATCTGAAAGCTGGCGGTGAGGCGAAAGGCGGTTCAGCGGATTGGGTTTGGCTGGTCTGGGATAAGACGGCGCCGTTTTCCGCGACTCACATGGGATGGTTGCGCCGCGAGGTGGCGGCATGACCCACCACCTCACAATCGCTCCAGCGCTAACCGCCGGCGAAGACCTCTGCGAGCGTCTTCAGAATAAGTGCGATCGTCAGAGCCGCAGGAAGCGAAATTGCGACCTCAACGCTAATATTTGCCTTAATCGTAAGCATAAAAAATACCTTCTTTCAAATGGTTATCGCCAGCTTCGCGCTCGTCGCGTCGCTTTCAACGAAGCTCTGGTAATTTCAGAGTTCACAGGTATTTATCGGCCAACGCGTCTGAACCGACAAAATTCTCTGCGAAAATTTCTGAAAAATGTCAGTGGCCGCCGCAGGCGGGCGCGGGTGCAGGCGCATGACCGTATCCCGAGACGATATCGTCCGCCGGGTGGCGGAAAGGACGGGCTGCCCGGCCGAGGTGCTTCGCCTTCGCGACCTGAACAATCGCGCGCCAGAGCATGAATATCGACAGCGGCTTGTCTTCGCTCTGCGGCAGAGCCCCAAGGCAGTGTGCGGGCCCACTTCTGCCCAGTATCGGCGCTCCTGGCCGGAGATTGCCCGCTTCATGGGCTGGTCTGATCACACCACGGCCATGCATGCCTTTCGCCGGGAAGCAGAGAGACGGGGGCGGACGTGAGTGGATCCTTCATGGTCAGTCGCGCCCTCTGGGACGACGTCGACTTCCGCGACGGGGAAATGACCCAGCGGGAGGCCCTGCTGTGGATGTTGGCGGAGGCGAGCTGGAAGACCCGTCGCAAGCGCGTCGGATCGACCGTGCTGGACCTTCGCCGCGGCCAGCTTGCGCACAGCACCCGGTTCCTGGCCAAGCGGTTTGAATGGTCTGAGGCGCGGGTGCGTCGCTATTTAAAGATGCTCGAAAATCGACGCATTATCGACGCAGCCACCGACGCAGGCATCACCGTCATAACCTTCTGTAATTACGACAAATATCAGGCTTCAACCAATCAGAGCGACGCACCCCCCGACGCAGAAGCGACGCAGGAGCGACGCACCAGCGACGCAAACGAGAATAAGGGTGAAATAAAGGAAGCTACTCAGCGCCCGCGGGCGCATGCGCGCGAGGCGGCCCTTGCGGTCGCCGGTCCTGGCTTGGCCGACCCCGCGAAAGAACCCGGCCTGATCCAGACATCACCTGAGATCGATCGGTGGCTGCAGGCTGGCTGCGACCTGGAGGCGGACATCTTGCCGGTCATCCAAGCCAAGACGTCCCAGCCGCGCGGCTCGCCCATCCGGTCATGGAAATTTTTCACCGATGCGGTGATTGACGCCCGCGACCGCCGTCTTGCCAGCCTCCCAGCCCCAGACACGCAGAGATTTAAAAATGAACGAACATCACGAGGGAACCGGTCAGGTTCTGACTCTCGGAGCATCTTCGAACGCCGTCGAGATGCACGAGCCGCCAACGGATGACGAGCTCGACCTCCTGTTGCTGGAAATCAAGGCGCTGTGCATGCCGCGCCGGGGCATGGACGATGACATCGATGTGATCCTGAACGCCTTTAACCGGCGGCTGAAGGAGTATCCCCGCGGCGACGTGGTTCATGTTCTGCGGCGTTGGCCGGACCAGTCCCGCTACTGGCCGACCTGGTCGGAGCTTCGCGAAAAGCTGGAGACACGCATCGAGGCGCGCCGTCCGGTTCGCTACGACCCGCCGCCAGAACGCGAACCGCTGAGCGATGAAGAGTTGGCCGAGCGCAAGCGTCAGGCGGACAGACTGCGCGAAACGGTTCGCGGTATAGGCAAAGGCGGCGCCGCATGACCCACGCCAATCCTCAAATCAAGCGCGTGCCGATGTGCGGGGTCTGCCGGGAGGATCTGGACGACGCCACCGCCGGACGCCACCGCTGCGGATGTGGCGCGTCTGAGGTCCACGTCCAGCTGGGCGGCCGCGGCCAGTCCCGCCACTGGTCCGGCATGGTGATCACGCGCGGCCAGCCGGTGGGCGAGGCTGTCGAGAAATTCTGGACGCTGGAGGACGCGGCGTGACCCGTATCGACCGATCAAAACCGATCCGCCCGTTTGACCGCCGGGCCCGCCAGCTCAAGAAAAAGCGCTGGTATGTCCTGCGCGTCTCACCCCAGCGTGAGATCATCGCGGAGGCGGCGCTGCGTCTGGCGGGATTTGAAGCCTTCGCGCCGACCGAGGAGCTTTGGCGCAAAAAGAACCGCTTTGCGCGGAAGAAGACGCGCTACCTGCGCGCCATCATGCCCGGCTACGTCTTTGCGGGCCTGCCGAGCGAGGAGGGCGGCTACGGCGTCGACTGGCCGGCGCTCGCATGGCTGGACGCGGTGAGGGGACGTGAAGGGGATAACGGTCGCCGTCCCTTCGTCGCCGCCCGGGCCCAATACGAGGGCAAGGTGATCCGCGGCGTGATTTGCGAGAACGGGTTGCCAAAGGCGATCCCGTTCCGGGCGATCAAGCGCTTTGCCGCGGAGAGCGCCACGCCGGTCATCCATGCCCCGGGCGAGCACCGCTTCATGGCGACGCACCGGGAATTCAATGTCGGGGACAAGGCCCGGATCGCTTATGGATCGCTGGAGGGCCATGAGGTTCCAATCGTGGGCTTCGAAGGCGACAAGGCCAGAATCAAACTGACACTGTTCGGAAAAGAGACAATCCAGGAGCTGCCTCTGTACCAGCTTGAGGCCGGATAGGCAGGAACATGTGAAGGGTGATTCTCGTTTAGTGCGCACTCACAGGGGTTAAATTGCCGCAATATAGGCCTTAATTTCGCCTGTTAGGCGTGTTCCACTGAGAATGCACTATGTGGTTTGGTGTGCCGATAAGTCGTTGGAGAAAAGGAAAAAAGTTTCGAGGAGGGTCAAGAAATCGGAACAGAATCCACTTCGTCTTCGTTTAAATCTTGCACCCGCGAATATTGAACCTGCTTGACCACCGCTTACTTGTCTCGTACCAAACGCGGAAGCCGACAGACGGCCCTTGGCTCCTTAAGCGGATAGTAAGGCTCGTCGGACTACAAATTGCAGGGCGCGCTGGGCGTCGGTCGCGGATAAACCTCTGCGGCTGAGAAGAAAAATTTAACCTGGGGGTTACCCCTTATGGAGGAAATGATGCGTGGAACTGAAACCATCTAATCTTCACCACCACACTAACAGCGCGGTCGCTAACCGCCATTGAAGGGGTAACGCTTGTGTTGCCCCTTTTTCAATTTTTGGTTGATGAATAATTTATAACATCTAACCTCACCCTTCCAACGTCTTGGGAGGGGCAGTTGTCAGGAAACGGTACCGGAAAAGTACTGCGGCGCGAGCCGCTGACAGAAGTGGTCGCTTTTGGCGCCTCAGCCATCGGGATATTTCAATTCCTCTGGCCTCCTATCGATACATTCTTAAACGGAGACAATAGCTTCCTGGAGGTCCTCTGGGAGCTGATAAAGCCGGTTAACGACATTTATCCAGGATTCATGATCGGGTGGGTGTTTTTGGCGGTGGTGAGCGTCTTCGCATTTTCCACGTTCGCAATTGCCCGACGCGTTGGAGAATACATAGAGCGGTCCAGAACGGGGATCGCTGTTCTTTCCACACACGTGAAGCTAACGATCCAGCCGGATGGCAGCACGGCGATCAGCGAACGCACCCAGCATTTCCATGCGAACAGGCCAGGGATTGATGCCTACAGCTATGGCTCAGGCTGTCGTCAGCTTTGCGGCCGGATTGACGAGGGTTCACTCGTTCTTGAATCGACAAGAGACGAAAAGCCCATCACGGCCAAACTCGTCAAGCAGGGCAATAAGCAGTGGATCGAAGTCAAGGAGGTATTTGAAGACGAACTACCCACACATGTTATGGCCACGTATCTCCCAAATCTATGGGTCGCTACGTGCGACAGGATAGGGCTTTTCTGGATTAATCGGGTGGTGAATGAACGCAAGGCCGAGTTGATAATTATCAACGAGTACAATGCAGAAAGATGTCAATTAGCCTTTCTAGCTGGAACCAGTCCGATCACTAATACGATCGTTGAGATCATATTCCCGAAAGAGTTTGCGCCGTTAGAGGATAGCATCGAAGCTTTTGTGATCCACGAGACCGCCGTCGAGGAGCGACATCATTCTTTCAAGGCGAGCGATGATGGTGAAAGCATGGTCATTCGCGCGAAGGCAAAACGCCTGGAGAACTGTACGTTCGAGGTGCAGTGGCAAAACTGCAAAGCGCTTGTAGACACCTGTCCGGAGGAGAAAGAGTGCTAGATGCAGTGGTTGACCCCTTCCGCGAACGCCATCATATTGCGGTTCAGGTAAGACCTCAGTAGCTGTAACCGCCGGCCCAGTAGCGAGACGCGAAGAAGCCGGGTAGGGCGCGACAGCGAAACGGCCCGAGGATGCAGAGCCAGCGCCAGACGCGCGGACCCTGCCATCGCGATGGGCGAGCTGTATCCAGCTTACCCAGCGTTTCTGCCAAGCCGCGGCCGGATAATGTCCACATCCACATCGAATTGATTGGCGACCCGCCTCAGTAGCGGCTCGCTTCGCGTCTGACGGTCGATCTCGTCTTCCAGCTCTTTAATGGACGCTGAAGAGGCCCCGCACGCCTCCGCCAGGTCGTCGCGCGACATGCCGTGAGCATTTCGGAGGGCCTTGATAGGGTTTTCGCCCTCCAGCATCGCCTTGACCGCAGAATGTGGAATGGTCGCGCGCTCCTGGCCGTTGAACTTCCATTCGTCCATGCCGGCGCTATACGCGGCGCATGCAAGCCCGATATAGGTTGGTGCGCCTTCCTTCTTGTACTTGGCGAGCGTGTTGCGGGATCCGATCCCAAGGATCCGCGCCGCGGTGGCGTCCATCAGCTCCTCAAACTCCAGCCAGGCTCGAAAGTCTTCCGCTTTCATCGGTTTTCCCCTATATTGGAGACCTAGGCGGCCAGCCCGGCCCCCTTTCGGGGACCGAGCCAGCCTGCTAGTCCAGAGCGGTGATGACGAGGAGTGCTAGTCCGATCATCACTTCTAGAGCTTGCAGGACGAGAGCGACTTCGTAGGCCATTCTCTCCTCCTAGGCTGCGTGGGGCGGGACCATCCCGCCCCTCAACGCCTGACTATAATGCTCAAAATTGAGCAGATAGTCAAGCGGTAGTGCTCAAAAAAGATCATTTTTTTAGCGTTTCAGCAGCGTCACAAGCTCCTCGACATTCATCATGCGGTCGCCAAGCCCGTCCCGAATGGGGCGGAATTGCCGATACATCGCGCGATAACGTTCCAGGCGTGCCCCGTGCGAATTCAAGGTACGGTCAGCGAATTCAGTGAAGCGACCCATCTGGTTCACCATGAAGCGAGCGGCGGCGAAGTGGTCGGTTTCATTGTTGCCGTCAAAGCCAGTGAATTGCGGATCTCCGCGGAGTTCAGCTTCGGTCCGGACGCGCTCCTGATCTTCTTCGCTCAGCCTTGCGAAGCCCACTTCAATGATGCTCCACATGTCCAGAATGTCTGCGACCTCGCCGGGCAGCTCATCGTTGTCGGATTCCGGTCCGACGATGCCCTCATATTCCCAGTTGAACATCCAGTCATGCCCGCGAATGACGGCGGACTTAACGAGATTCGGATCGACCTCGCCACGGACGTTGTTTGCGATCTGCAAGTCACACAGCATCGTGATAATGAGCCGTTCAGTAGGGGAAATTTCCATTGTTTGCTTCCTTTACAGTTGGTTAATGGTGGTCATTAAATGGTGGCTTAATGTCCACATCGCTGTAGCGGTGGCGCCACACCTGAGATTAGAATCGGCGCAGGAATGCAACGCCCAGTTCGCTGCGGCTTGAAAGAAATTCAAGGAATTCAAGATGGCCCAGCATGGCGGCAAACGGACCGGCGCCGGCCGCAAACCCGGAAAGGTGAGCAGAGCAAAACGCCAGCTCTCCGCCATGGCGAAGGACCATGCGGAAGCTGCGCTTGAAACGCTGGTGAGCATCGCCCGCGATGGCGGCGCTCCGGCCGCCGCCCGCGTCTCCGCCTCGACCGCTATTCTCGACCGCGCCTATGGCAAGCCGGTGCAGGCGCTCAATCTGGGTGGAGAGGTAAAGGTAAAGACCCTTGCCGACTTCTACGGCCAGTCAGGGGAATAGCGAGGAGCCGACCCTCAATCCGGCTCTCAAGGATTTCTGGACGACACGGGCGCGGGAGCGCGTTCTCTATGGCGGGCGGTCCAGCTCAAAATCATGGGACGCGGCCGGGTTTGCGATCTTTCTGGCGTCCAATTACCGCGTCAAATTCCTGTGCGTCAGGCAGTTCCAGAACAAGATCGCGGAGAGCGTTTACACGCTCCTGAAAATCCAGATCGAACGCTTCGGCCTGCAGGGTGAATTCACGGTCCTGCGCGACTCCATCGTGCATAACCGCACCGGTTCGGAATTTATCTTCTACGGCCTGTGGCGTCATATTGACGAGATCAAGTCCACTGAAGGCGTGGATGTCTGCTGGATTGAAGAGGCTCACAACCTCACGAAAGAGCAGTGGGACATTCTGGAGCCAACTCTGCGGAGCGAGGCGAGCCAGTTCTGGATCATCTTCAACCCGCGCCTGGTGACGGATTTCGTCTACCGGAAGTTCGTTGGCTCCGGCCCATCAGAACGCATCAAGGGCAAAATTTACGGTAAGATCGGCGCCACGATCCGCCGCAAGATCAATTTCGACGAGAATCCTTTCCTCTCGCAGACCATCCTCAAGGTGATCGCGCGGAAGAAGGACGAGGACGAGGACGAATACCGGCACATCTATCTTGGCGAGCCGCGCGAGGACGACGACAGCGTCATCATCAAGCGGTCCTGGATCATGGCGGCGATCGACGCACACAAGAAGCTGGGCGTCGAGCCCAGCGGACTGAAGCGAATTGGCTTCGATGTAGCCGATAGCGGCGACGATAAGAACGCCAGCGTTCTGGTTCATGGCGGCGTGGCGTTGGCCGTGGATGAATGGAAGGGCCGTGAAGACGAGCTCCTGAAATCGGCCTCCCGCGTTCATGCGCTGGCCGCCCAGCACGACGCGGAGATCGATTACGACAGCATCGGGGTAGGGGCGTTCGCTGGCGGCCACTTCAAAGCGCTCAACGAGGAAAAGGGCGCCCGGGTCGCATATCACCGCTTCAATGCCGGCGGCGAGGTGATGCACAAGGAGCGGCGCATCGACCCGGATGATCCGAAGAGTCCGAAGAACGGTGATTACTACGCCAACCTGAAGGCCCAGACATGGTGGGAGGTCGCAAACCGCTTCCGCAAGACGTTCAACGCGGTCACCAAGGGCGAGGAAATCTGCCCTGACGACATGATCAGCATATCCAGCGACTGCGACCATCTGGACACGCTGGTCGATGAGCTTTCGACGCCGCGCCGCGATTTCGACGCCCGCGGCAAGGTGAAGGTCGAGAGCAAGAAGGATCTGGAAAAGCGGGACATCCCGTCCCCGAACAAAGCGGACGCCTTCATTTCGGCCTTCGCGCCGCGCGCCAAGACCTACACACTTGCAGGGGTCCGTTGATGGAAATCACGTTCGACACGCTGAAAAACCTCGTCGCAGGCCTGTTCACAGGCAAGGACAAATCCGCCGCGGACCGTTGGCATTTCGAGGAGCTGGATCGCGCGGCGCTGGACGCGGCCTATCGGGGCGACTGGATCGCGCGCAAGATTGTGGACGCGCCCGCGCTCGACATGACGCGCCAATGGCGCACATGGCGCGGATCGAAGGAACAGGTCGAGGCCATGAAGGCGCTGGAGGATGATTTCAATCTCCAGCTGAAGGTCTACCAGGCAATCACCAAGGCGCGGCTTTATGGCGGGGCGGCTTTGGTCATGGGCGTCGAGCAAGGTGCGCCGGAGGAGGCGCTTCGCCCGGACAGCATAAAGAGGGGCGCGCTCAAATACATTCATGTGATGTCGCGATGGGAGATCAGCGCGGGAACGCGGATCGCCGACATCGAGAGCCCCTGGTATGGGGAGCCGGAGGAATACACCATCACCACAAGGGCGGGCGCGACGCAGCGCGTTCACCCCTCTCGCGTGGTGCGCCTTTCCGGCGCCGAACTGCCAGACCCCAATTATGCCCCGCATGGCTGGGGCGACAGCATCCTGCAATCGGTGAATGACGCGGTTCATAACGCCGCGCTCGCCTCGCAAGGCATCGCCTCGCTGATTCACGAGGCCAAGGTGGACGTAATCCGCGTGCCGGACCTGATGGAGCACCTGACCTCGGAGGAGTCGACCAACCGGCTTACCGAGCGCTTCACCCTGGCCGCCACCATGAAGTCCATCAACAACACCCTCCTGCTGGACAAGGAAGAGGAGTGGGAGCGCAAGCAGATCAGCTTCTCGCAGATGCCGGAGCTGATCTCCACCTATATGCAAATCGCGGCCGGCGCGGCTGACATTCCCGCGACCCGGCTTCTTGGCCAGGCCCCCAAGGGCATGAACGCCACAGGCGAGAGTGATCTGCGCAATTATTACGATCGCCTCAAAGGCGAGCAGGAACTAACCGTCGGCCCCGCCATGGAGCGGCTGGACGAGGTGATGATCCGCTCTGCGCTTGGCTCCCGTCCCGCCGAGGTGGGGTATGAATGGGTCTCGCTCTGGCAGCTTCCCGAGAAGGAGCAGGCCGAGATCGGCAAGCTACGAGCCGAGACGACCGAGAAATACGCCAATACCGGCCTGATCCCCTCGCAGGCCCTGTCGAAGGGCGTGGTCAGCCAGCTCGTCGAGAGCGGGGAATATCCGGGCCTTGAAGAGGGCATGGAGGAATTCGAGACCGGGGCGGAGGGCTTCGACCCGGAGGCGGGCGATCCGCACGAGGATGAGCCTGAGCCCGAGGCCGGGAGCGATCCGCAGGGACAGGAAGACGCCGCGCCGCGCATCGTCCGAATGGGCGACTCCAAGGCCCTGGTCCGCCCGCGGGCTATCCCGGCGCAGGACGCCCGCCCGCGCACTCTCTATGTCAGCCGCCGGGTGCTGAACGCCGAAGAGATCGCGGCGCATTTCCGGGGGCAGGGCTTTGCCAGCCTGGTCGAACCGGAAGACATGCACGTTACGCTGATCTTCAGCCGCCTGCCGGTGGACTGGTTCAAGATCGGGGAGAGCTGGGCCGGCTCCGGCGAGGACGGAAGCCTGACGGTATCGCCGGGCGGTCCGCGCGCCCTGGAGGAGCTCGACGGCGGCGCGGCGGTGCTGGAATTCGCCTCGAACGAGCTGCGGTGGCGCCATGAGCGCATGGTGGAGCTGGGCGCGCACACCGATCGCGAGGAATACCGCCCGCATATCACGCTGACCTATGGCGATGCGCCTGACCTGCAGGGCGTGGAGCCGTGGACAGGCAAGATTGTGCTGGGTCCGGAAATCTTTGAGGAAATCATCGAGGACTGGAAGGCGAAGGTCCGGGAAGGTTAGGACCGTGGACTACGACCTGCCCGCTCTTGCGAAAAAGGCCGGGCTCAAACGCACGGTTACGCTGCGGGAAATCCAGATCACGCAGACCTTGCAGAAAGACCTCTACCGCATCGCCAACCGCTCCCTGCTGGCTTGGCGCAAACAGGTCTCCGTACGGATCCTCCCGGTCTATGCGTCGTCTCTGGCGGGCCTGACGCGGGATGATGTGGCCGATGACATGAAGGAGGCCCTGCGGCTTTCCGAGGCGCTGGTGGCCGCTGTGGCCGTCGAGGTCTCGGCAGATGTCGCGGACTGGGTGCAAGAGGTGCTGCGCTGGCACCGCGGCGCGTGGGCGGCGCGCGTGGCCTCTGGCGTCGGGGTGGACGTTTTTCCTTTCGTGGATCTGCGGACGCAGGATGCGCGCATCAAGGCGTTCCTGGAGCGGATTACGAGCCTGATACGCGATATCGACGCCAACGCCCGCAAGGACGTAGCCGAGACGATCTGGCGGGGCCTGACGCAACAGACACCGCGCCGGCAGATGGCGAAAGAGCTTGCCGAGCGGCTGAATATCGGCCGGCGCCGGGCCAACCTGATCGCGGTGGACCAGTCACAGAAGCTGGCTCAGGAGCTTAACCGCATCCGGCAGGAAGAGGCCGGGATTACGCATTACCGCTGGGTTCACAGCGGCAAGCAGAATTACCGCGAGGCGCACAAGGCGCGCAACGGAAAGACTTACAAGATGGGCGAGCCGCGCGGCGATGAACCCGGAATGGCGATTTACTGCGGATGTACGGGCGCGGCGGTGATTGAGGCGGAAGAGGAATGACGGCGGACGATATCGTTCAAATCATCTTTGCCTGCATGGCTGAACAGGCCGAAAGCGGCGAAGGGGCTCCTGATCTCATGATCGGAGCCGACGACCTCTCCAGCGTCATGCTGGATGGCTATTATGATCTCCGCCACGTTGCTGAAACCGTGGCCGCGCATGTGCCGGCGCCCCGCGAAGATGGAAAAGACCCCAACGCCCCGGGCGAGGTGGCGGTGGAAGGCGGGCAGATCGTTATCCGCTTGAATCCTGATCAGTGTTTTGGTCCGCGCCCCGCGCCTTCATAGGCGAGCGGGGTTTCATTCTTGGTGGCGGGCCGTCGCTGAAAGGCTTCGACCCCGACCCGATACGGGGGCGGGGCCGGGTGATCGCCGCCAACAACGCCGCGTTGGACATCATGCCGGACGCGGACGTGCTGTTTGCCGCGGATCGCCGCTGGTTCAAATGGAACGCTGACAGGCTCAAGGCGAACGGTAGCCTCTGGCGTGTGGGCCGCGAGCGGCAGGAACCGCGAGAGCCAACACCCTGGCCGCTTCACGTCATGCGTCACGACGCCAATCTGACGCTATCGACGCGCGCTGACACGCTGGCCGGGAAATGCTCGGGCGGCATGTGCATCAATCTCGCCTTTCTCATGGGCGCGAAGGAGATCGTTCTTCTCGGCTTCGACATGAGGCCCGGAAACTATCACGAGGCGCACCAGAGCCCGACGGCGGCGCATCTGTATGCGAATGATTTCCGGCCCGCGATCGAACGCATGGCGCCGGAGCTGGCGGCCAGAGGCGTGAGGGTGGTGAACGCGACGCCGGGAAGCGCTCTGACCTGTTTTCCGGCCGTGTCTTTCGGGGAGACGCTGACATGATCCTCATCACCGGCGCGGCGCGCTCCGGAACGTCGCTGACCACGCAGATATTGAAGGCGCATGGCTGCTGGCTGGGGAGCGCGGTCAACAGCCTCTACGAGAACACGGATATTCGGGAGCAGGTGCTCAAACCCTATCTGCGGGCCGTGGACGCCGACCCTCTGGGTCAGGACCCGCTGCCGGACACGGGAGACCTGCCGCCGCATCATGGCCTGTGCCGCGCGATTGCCGAGCGCATGGAGGGCGGGCCGGGGCGCTGGGCCTACAAGGACGCCAAGCTGGCGCTTGTCTGGCCGGCCTGGGCGAAGATGTTTCCCGAGGCGAAATGGGTCATCGTCCGGCGCAAAACCGAAGAGATTGTCGAAAGCTGCATCAAGGCCTCCTTCATGCGCGCGCACGGCGAGGACCGGGCCGCGTGGGCGCGCTGGGTTGAAGAACACGAGCGGCGATTCGAGGCGATGATGACCGCGGGACTGGACGCCATCGAGGTTTGGCCGCGCAAATTCATCGACGACCCGGAGGCTTTTCGCCCGGTCGCGGAGCATTGCGGGCTGGAATTCAACGCGAGCGCGGTTTGCGGCGCGATCAACCCGGATCGCTATCACAAATAGACCAGGAGGGGCTTATGCAGCTCCATGACACGCTCGCGCTGGATAGCGTGCGGCGCACCACTGACGGCTATCTGGCCGCTGATGTTCGGGTCGCGCGCACGGGAATCCAGACTTATCTCGGCATCGAGGTTGACCCGAAAGGCGAGCGTTTTGCCGCCGACCAGATTGTCCGCGTCTATCGCCCCGAAGGGGAGGTCTTCAACAAGGACGCCCTGCACAGCTTTGCTCACCGTCCGGTGACGCTGGACCATCCCAGCGAAGCTGTGACGGCTGACAACTGGCGCAAATACGCCGTTGGCCAGACGGGGGACGAGGTGGCGCGCGACGGAGAGTTTGTCCGCGTGCCCATGGTGCTCATGGACGCGGAGGCCATCAAGGCGGTCGAGGACGGCCGTAAGGAGCTGTCCATGGGCTACTCGACGGAACTGCGGTTCGAGGACGGCGTGACCCCCGACGGGGAGGCTTATGACGCCGTGCAGACCGCAATGAAGATGAACCATCTCGCAGTTGTTCGCCGTGCGAGGGGCGGTTCTGACCTGAAAATCGGCGACGACCACAAAGGAGACCGGTCCATGACTGACCGTAATACGAGCCTCGTCGTGGACGGGGTCACCGTTGCACTGCCCGCGCAGGACGCGCAGATCGTGCAGCGCCATATCGCCAAGCTTGAAAAGGACGCGGATACCGCCGGCAAGGCGCTCTCCGACGCCAAGGACGAGCACGACAAGGCCATCGAGGCCAAGGACACGGAAATCGGCGAGCTGAAAGCCAAGCTGAAAGACGCCGAGGACAAGGCCGTGTCCGATGAGGACCTGGACAAGCTGGTCGCCGACCGCGCCGCGCTGGTGGCGTCGGTACAGGCGCTGGATTCGTCCATCGAAACCAAGGGCGTGAAAGACGCCGACCTTCGCCGCGCCGCGGTGGCTTCCAAGTATGGTGACGACTTCGCCAAGGACGCCTCCGATGCGGAGATCGCCGGCATCTTCAAGGCCATCGCCAAGGACGTGAAGCCCGCCGACCCGCTGGCCCGCGCCCTGAGCGACACGAAACCGTCGAATGACGGCAACCCGCAGACGGTCCGCGACGCGGCCCATGCGGACTACATCAAGCGCCTGAACGGCGCTGACGATCAGAAGGAGACCCGCTAATGGCTGTCGTTCAATCCACCTATTCCGAGGCCATGACGGCGGCTGTCGCCGGCCATGTCGCCAACATGGAACTCTCCAACGCGATTACTCGCGCTGTAGAGGATGAAGCCGGCATCGGCTTCGGCAAGGCTGTGTTCCAGGGCACGGCCGACAAAGAGATCACCGCAACCGCCTCCGCGGCGTTTGTCGGCATTACCGTCAAGGATGTGACCGTCGAGAACGACGACGCGGCTGACGAATATGCCGAAGGCGTCGACGCGGCGGTGCTCACCCAGGGCGTTATCTGGGTGACGGCGGGCGGAGACGTTGAAGCGGGTGAAGCCGCTGGCGTTGCCGCTGACGGAGACTTCGAGGAAAGCGCTTCGGGCATCACGATGCTCTCGGGCGTGACGTTCGTCGACTCCGGCGCTGATGGCGATCTCGTTCGCATTCGCCTGAAATAAGGCCAACCGAAACAAAGGCCCGCCGCGAGGCGCGCTGTGCCCTAAGAAGGAACCTTTATCATGCCCATGGAACTCATAGATGCCCAGTCCGCACTGGGCTTTCTGACCCGCCAGGCGGCGCATATCGAGCCGACTGTATATCAGAAGAAATATCCAAGCTTTGACTACACCCAGCTCATCGACGTGGACACGTCGGCCGGCGACTGGGCCCAGTCCATCGAATTCTATTCGTCGGACAAGCTTGGTCAGGCGGAGTGGTTCAACCACCTCGCTGACGATGTGCCGCGCGCCGATGCGCAATACCAGAAGCATACGCACGCAGTCGAGATGGCGGCGATTGGCTATGGCTATTCGCTCCAGGAAATCGGCTACGCGCAGCGTCTGGGCATCAACCTGACGACCGATCGCGCCGATGCAGCCCGCATGGCGTATGAGAAGTTCGTCTATGACGTGGCTATTCGCGGCGACTCTGCGAAGGGCTGGACGGGCCTGACCAACGACGCCAGCGTTAACGCGGCCAACGTCGCAGCTGACGGCTCCGCCTCGTCCCGTCTGTGGACCGACAAGACGCCGGTACAGATCCTCCGCGATGTGAACGAGGCGTTGACCGCGGTCTATGAGGGGTCGCTGCAGGTGGAAATGGCGAACACGGTGCTGCTGCCGATCTCGGCCTACACCTACATCGCCACGCAGCCGATGTCTTCGGACTATCCGAATAAGACGATCCTGCAGTTCATCAAGGAAACGAACATCTACACCGCCGAGACGGGCCAGCCCCTCACGGTACGCGGTCTCCGCGGCCTGGAGGACGATGGCGCGACGAACACGGGCCGGATGATCGTTTACCGCAAGGATCCGCAGGTCGTGAAGCTGCACCTTCCTGTGCCGCTGCGCTTCCTGCCGGTCTGGCAGACGGGTCCGATGAAGTTCGAGGTCCCCGGTTACTTCCGCCTCGGCGGGGTGGAGATTCGTCTCCCGGGCGCCGTTCGCTACCGCGACGGCATTACCGCGTAATCGAAAGCCTGAGGAATGTAAGGGCGGGGCCACGCGTCCCGTCCTTGCGCCTTCCCGGCTGCCTTCACGCGGAGGCGGCCCGGCTAGCGCAAGGAGTAAGCCATGCCTTCCTATCGTATCACCAACAATCGCAAGGGCAGCTACACCGTTCTGCCCTCTGGGCCCGAAGCGGGCCGCGCCATGACCATTCCGCCGGGCGGTTTCGCCGATCTGGAATTGTCTGAGGAGGCCGCCAAGAACGCCGAATATCCGGACGTGAAGATCGAGAAGCTGGGCAAGGGCGCGAAGAAGTCCGACGCCGAAGAAGGCGATGCGCCGAAATCGGCCGAGGATGTGCTCGCCATGGCGGAGGACACCGAGGTCCAGTTCATAACCTTCCGCAAAGCTGCGGTGAAAATCCTGGGCGACGACTACGCCAAGTCCAAGAAGGACGAGATCGTAGAGGCCCTGAAGGCCAAGGCCGAGGCTTAAGTCTATGGCCTATGTCCAGCCGGACGCGGCGGCGTTTCAGGTCCGGTTTCCGTCCTTTGCGAGCGTGGATGGCGCCGTCATAACGGCGGCGCTCTCCCGCGCCCGCAGGACGGTGGATGACAGCTGGCTGGAGGATGACCGGGCGGAGGCGGAAATGCTTCACGCCGCTCATGACCTCACCCTTGAAGGCATTGGCGCGACCCGCGAGGCGCAACTGGCCGGCTTCAAACGGCTCAAGCTTGGATCGCTGGAGCTGGAGCGCCAGGCCGGGGACGGCTCCACAAGCGCTTTTGCCTCCACCACCTACGGGCAGAAGTTTCTTGCGCTGATGCGCCGGTCTGTCCCCGCCGTGAAGGTGGTCTAGGACGTGGGCCTTCTTGATGGCGACCTTCAGGACGTGTTCGGCAGCGTTTTTGGCTCCCTGATGCTGGACGGCACGCTGACCAAGGCTCCAAGCGTCTCTGACGGCAAGGGCGGATGGACCGCGGGGACGCCGCAGACCGCCGCCGTGAAGCTGATGATCGAGAGCTACAGCGAGTTCTACCGTGCTCAGGCGGGCATTCCCGACACGGACGTGAAGATCATCGTCCTGCAGAAGGATGTCGCGTTCACGCCGGACACGGACAGCCGGATCACCGTGCGCGGAGAGGAATATTCCGTGGTCCAGGTGCAGCAGGACCCCGCGCAGGCCTCGTGGACGCTCCAGGGGCGGCCGGTAAGCGCGGCGGACTGATGGCGAAGGTCACCGGGGCCGGGCGGCACGCCAAGCGCCTGAAGGCCATGCAGGGCCGCAAGCTGGTCAGCCAGCTCGGCAAGGAAGTCTTTGTCGCCGCCGACGGGGTGAGGGCGGAGGCGTCCCGGCTGATCTCGCAGGGCTCGGTGCAGGGGGCGAAGCGTGTTCCGTCCCGTCCGGGCGAGCCGCCGAACTGGGATACGGGCCAACTGGCCGCGGGACTGGCCGCGCACAAGACCGGCCCGCTTTCGGCTGTGGCGGAGTCGACCGCGCCCTACGCGGCGCATCTGGAATTTGGAACATCGAAGATGGCGGCCCGGCCCTACATGAAGCCCGCCGCCCAGACGGTCGGAAAAGACCTCGCCAAACGGATTGGCGGGGCGCTCAATTTCACCATCCGGAAAGGATAGGTCATGCCGTGGGTTGAATTTCTCGAAAACGCCGACGTCCGGCTCTCCCGCCGCGCTTTCCGCAATTACAAGGCCGGAACGCGGGCGCTCATCACCACCCCGGAGGCTGAACGCCTGATCGAGGCGGGCAAGGCGCGCAAGAGTGCGAAGCCCAAGGCCGAACCCGCCGGACAAGAGCCGGAGGGCGAGCGCATCGACCTGACCGAACAGGCCGAGATCATCGAAGACGATGCCGGCCGATCATAGCCTCAAGCTTCGCCAGGCGATCGTTTCCCGCCTTCTGGCGGATGCAGCTGTCTCCGACGCTGTTGAAGCCCGCGTCTACGGCCTTCGCACGCCGGCCACGCGCAAGTTTCCGTTCATCCGGTATGACGGCCCCATCGCCGCGCCGTTCGAGGCCACCGGCCACCATGACGGCAGCGAGCATGATGTCACGCTCCACGCCTTCACGAAGGGCGAGGACGAAGACGACTGTCACGCGCTGGCCGCGGCAATTGTCGCAAGCCTTTCCGCCGACACCCTGCCGCTGGACGGACTGGGCCTGATCTCGCTCGACTGGCTGGACACGCAGGTGATCGTGGATGGAGACGATACGCAGGCCTTTCACGCGATCATCCGCCTGGAGGCCACGACCACGGTCCTCGCCGAATAGAAATCCCGCCCCGGCGGGTTACGCCCTCTCATCCGCGCCTTGGGCAAGCGCGTATTGGACCGCTGTGAAGCGGCCCGGCCCATAGAAGGAGCCTACTCATGGCGCAAGCCACTTCCATCAAGTTCGGCACTCAGGCGATCCTGCTGGGTGACGGATCGACTTCCGAAGAGTTCGCCGCCCCGTGCGGCCTGACCTCGCTGAGCAAGCAGACCAACGTGGAGACCAACACCACGGCCATTCCCGACTGCGACGATCCCGATCTAGCCGTCTGGCTCGCCGTCGATGAGGTTTCCCGCCAGATGACGCTCAGCGGCTCCGGCCTGCTGGCCCAGGAGGCGCTCGACACGTGGCGCGAATGGGACAATACCGGCGGCTTCAAGAATGTCCGCTGGCTGACCGATCTGGCCGCGGCCAATGGCGGCGGTCACTATGAAGGCGAAGCGCTGCTGACCCAGTTCGAAGAGACCGGCGAGCGCGGCCAGCGCTGGCAGGTCAATATCGGCATCACCTTCTCCGGCAAGCCGACCTGGACGGACGCGCAAGCGTAATGAACACGTCTTCCGAGGTCACGCTCCAGTTCGGCGACTCCGGTGAGAAGGGCCATCTCTTCAAGCTGGACATCAAGCGCATCGAGGAGTTGCAGCGCAACTGTGGCGCGGGGATCGGCGAGATCGGCCGCCGCGTCATGGGCGGACAGTTCCACATCAAGGACATCTACGAGACGATCCGGCTGGGCCTGATCGGCGGCGGCATACCCCCGACCGAGGCCAAGACGATTGTCGACCAGTATGTCGATGGCTGCGTCTTGGCCCGCGAGGGCGATCCGTCCGCGCCGCTGACGGTCGCGAACGTGATCCTGATGGCCGTGTTCTACGGACTGGACGAGGTGCCGGAGGCGGCGGACGCGCCGGGGGAGCCGGAGGCCGGGACGGATATCTGAACGTCCCGGCCTTCCGCGCGTCCTTTCTCGAATCCGGCGTCGATCCGGGCGCCGTCAACACAATGTCCCTCTACGAGCTGACCAGCATGAACGCCGAGCTCCGCCGGCGCCAGGGCAAGCACGACGCCGCCAGCGCGGACGATGAAGAGTGGGATGATTTCGAGCGCAACCTGATGCGGCGCGAAGGCGTGAGGCTGAATTAGCCGGCGTCTCTAATTCGACGAAGCGCGCCCGCGATTTCAGCCCATGGAACCTCGGAGTCCACGTCGACGCCGCCCTGTGTCTTGATGCGGAAAACGAACGAGCCTGACGGGGTAGGGGCCGCCCCGGCCCGCTCAATCGTTTCCGTGTCGAGCATAAAGCCGACCGTTTCGTAATATCTGCAGCCTGCGGAGTAGCTGCAATCTACATCGGTTCCGATGCGGACGGTCTCACCGGTCGTGAGAGGGGAGCCGTAGTTGGCCTGATAGGGATGCAGCCAGCTGCTCATCTGGTGCTGGATCGGCACATAAATTTGAGCATCAATCTCGCCGGTATTCTTGTCCTTGAACGCCCGGACAAATGGATCTGCTGTTGGCGTGCCGGCCATAAGCTCCTGAAAGCTGGCGGACGAATAGGATGCCCTGCGGGTGTTGACCTGAATGGTCTCATCCAGAGCGTCACCCTTCACCTCTGCGTTTTCATAGAAATAGTCCGGGCCAAGCGTCGCCAGGTTGGCGCTCTGCTGCGCAGTCGTTGTGCAGCCCGCCAAGATCATGGCGACGGCGGCGATCAATATCCGGTTCATTGCACCCTCCCTCGATTGCATGCGGAGGATGACCTCTCTCCCGAGAAAAAACCAGTCCATGCCGATCACAATCGGCGGCCGACCTTTGTAAGGATCATCGATGGCGCTGACCGCTGACAAGGTTGTGGTGACGCTTGAGGCTAAGACCTCGCGCTACAACGCTGAAATCGACAACTCGCGGCGCCGCTTCGACCGGAACATGGACCGCGTGAAGCGTTCTGTGAATTCCGCAGAGCGCGAGGTCCGGACTTCCGCGAGCGGCATGTCTTCCGCCATGCGCACGGCATTGGCGACCATCGGCGTGACCATCGCTGTGCGCGAGGTCGGCCAACTGGCCGACGCCTACACGGAGGCCGGCAACAAGGTCGCGGCGGCCGAAACCATCTTCAAGGGTCAGCTGGCGACGCAGGGCGAGCTGGCGGACCTCGCCAAGACAACCCGCTCAGAATTCGCCGCGACGGCTGACCTTTATTCACGCCTCGCGCGCGCCGGCGCTGACCTTGACCTGATGCAACAGCAGCTGTTGCGCACTACAGAGTTGCTGAACAAGGCCTTCGTGGCGGGCGGCAGCGGCACGGCCGAACGCCGGTCGACGGTCCTCCAGCTCTCGCAGGCGCTCGCATCGGGCGAGCTGCTGGGCGAAGAACTGCGGGCCATTCGTGAGAACGCGCCGCTGGTCGCGCAGGCCATTGCCGATGAATTCGGCGTGGGGATCGGCCAGCTAAAAGAGCTTGGCCGCCAGGGCGAACTGACCTCCGACCGGATCGTGAAGGCGATCCTTGGCGCGTCCGCCGGCATCGAAACGGCCTTCGCCGCGACCGACAAGACGATTGGCGACTCGCTAACCAATTTGCGCACCGAGGCGATTCGCTTTGTCGGCGAGCTGGATGACGCGACCCGCGCCACCGAGGGGCTGACGAAGTTCATCGGCTATGCCGCCGACAACATGGAGACCTTTGCGGACGCAGCCGTGGTGGCTACGGCGGCTCTAGGGGGCGCGTTTGCCGCCCGCGCGGTTCTTGCCGCCACAACCAGCCTTGTCGCGCTCAGCGCCTCGCTTGGCAGCGCGACGGCGGGTTTCACGGCCTATACGGCGGCCTCCCTAGCGGCGGCACGTGCAACCACGGCGCTCAAGGGCGCGATGGCCTTCTTCGGCGGTCCTATAGGCATTGCGATCGCCGCGGTGGCGGGATCGGTGGCGCTGCTGTCCAAGCGGGCGCTGGATGCGGAGAAAGCGCTTGCGGACCAGCGCCGCGAAATCGAGCGCAACGGCGAGGCGGCGGACCTTCTTGTCGAGAAGGTCAAGGAATATGGCTCTGACGGGGCGGAGGCGATCAAGGAGACTGGGAAGGAGGCCGAAACGGCGGCCCCCAAGGTCGAGAAGTTTGCCGGCGAGGTCGGAGAGGCGGCGCAGAAGCTCTATGAGCTGGCGGACGCGCGCAAAGGCGCATCGCTGAGCGAGTTGACTTTCTCCGGCCTCCAGGCGCGCATCGATATTGCCGACCTCAACCGGCAGGTCGAGGAATACCAGGGCAAGCTGAAATTCTTCGAGCGCGCGTCTCTCGGAATCGATACGCCGATTGTCAAACAGACAGAGCGCCAGATCGAAGACCTTAAAGGCCAGATCGCGAACCGCCGCGCCGATATAGACGCGATTGAGGCGGAGTTTGACCGGGTAAACGACCTCGGCGCGGAAGCCTTCAGCCGGGATGACGACAAAAACCGGCTTGGCTCCGACGGTGATACGGACAAACCCAAGGGGCCTTCGCCAGAGGATATCGCCCGGCTTCGCGAGATGCTGGAGCTGGAAAACCAGCTGGCGCTGGCGGAGGCATCTGGCGACGAGATGGCAATCCGCGCGGCGGAGCGAAAGCTGGAGCTTGCCCGGCTCACGGCCGATTTCGAAAGCGCCGGATACGCCAACGCCCGCGAGCGCGCCAATGCCCAAATGGAGGCTGTTTCCGCCGCCGAATACGCGGCTCGCGCCCGGCAGAGCGAAAAAGACTTCGCGGAGATTCTTCTCCAGGTCGAAGAGGAAATCCGAAACACCAAGATTGAACAGCTCGACTATGAGCTGGAGCTGGCCCGCCTCCGCGGAGACGAGACGGCGATCCAGCGCCTTGAGCGTGAACTGGAAATACTGCGGGAAATTGCGCGGCTGCGCGGGCAGGGCGTCGACTATGAGCGCGCCCGCTCTCAGGCGACCGGCAGCGCGAACGAGCGCGCGGCGGCGCGGCGCGAGGGCGAAGAAACGCGCGAGTTAGAAAGTCAGCGCGCCGAGTTTCGGCAGTTTTTCCGTGACAGCTTCAAGGACGGCATTCTGGCCGGCCTGGACGAAAACGCCGGCGAGGCTCTTTCGAATTGGTGGCGCACATACACGACGCGCGCCCTGGAAAGTGTTCTGAACAATCTGGCGGACAGTCTTTTCGACAGCCTGATCGGCGGCGCCGGGAAAGGCTTCTTCGGCTCCCTTTTCGGGGGCTTCCGCGCGTCGGGCGGGCCGGTCTCCGCCGGCAAGGCCTATGTGGTGGGCGAGAAGCGCCCGGAGATGTTCGTTCCGGGTCAGTCGGGCACGATCATCCCGAAGATACCGGAGGCCATGTCCGGCGGCTCGGGAGGCGGCGTTTCCGTCTATGTCGACGGCTCGTTCATCGTGCAGGGCAACGTGACGGAGGACTCGCTTCCGGCGCTCCGTCAGGAAGTGGCCGCGCACAGCGCCGCGCTCCGCAATATCGGCCCGACCATCGACCAGCGCGTGCGCGACTCTATCCGCCGGAGGAAGTTGTAATGGCCAACGGCGACCCCATGCCGCTTTGCGGCGTGATCCGCGATGACTGGCGCCTGAACTACGTCCAGAGCATGAACCGGAGCCGCAACGGCGGGGAGATCATCAATGCGCTGGGCGAGCCCTACTGGACGCGCCAGATTGAAGTCGCGTTCGGCGGGGCGACCGGGGATGCGGATTTCGCCGCCTGGGAGGCGTTTCTGATCGCGCGACAGGGCCGCCGGTTCAGCTTCACCGCGCCGCGCATCTTCCGCCGCAACCCGCAAGCGGGCGTGACCGACGATAGCGGCCTGGGCGTCGCCTCCATCGACCGGGCGGTGTCGACCATCACCCTCTCGGGAGCGGGCACGCGCAGCGCCACGGCGGGCGACATGCTGAGCTTCTACACAGCCAATTCCGGTTACTGGTGCGGCATGGCGACGGCGGACGCCAATCCGTCAGGCGGGAGCATCACGATCCCGGTTCAACCGGCGCCGTTTCCGCCCCACGCCTCCACGGCGCAGCCACGGCGCACGAACGCGCTGGGCGAATTCCGGCTGGCCGAGGATTTCCAGCTGACCGACGCCCACCGCCGCAAGTCCATCACGCTGACGGCCGTTCAGGTCATCCGGGGATAGTCATGCCGAAAAACTGGACTACCGAAGTGGAGGCCGCCGCGGCGAGCCGCCAGATGGAGAGCGCATGGCTGTTCGACTTCTACGTCCTGCCGGACACGCTGCGCTGCTGGGACAAATACGGCGCCATCACGGTCGATGACGAAGACTATGAGAGCATGGCGGGCCGCATCCGCATCGAGGGCGAGATGCGCTCCAAGATCGGCCTGTCATCGGAGCCGCTGATTATTACCATGGATGGCTCTGACGGGCTGGATGACGCCACGCCGGGCGAGGAAAGCGTCTCCGCGCGGTTTCTGGACAGTACCTGGTCCCAGCGCAAGGTCCGCATCCGGCAAATTCTGTTCACGCCCGGAACCTCGCACAGCCAGCAGATCGGCATCGTTCGCGAGTGGAACGGCTATCTGGACTTCCGCACACGGAGCGGGGCGCGCAACCGACCGACCGAAATCGAGATCAACTGCGAGAGCGGCACCTTCTTCTACAACGACGCCTCCAATCACACCCGCACCTATGCCGACCAGCAGCTTTTCTCGCCCGGAGACCTCTGTTTCGAGCGCACGCCGACGGCGGTGAAAGAGACCCTGCCGTGGTGGAAGCGCCGGACGGCCATACCGGGCCGCGGCGGCTCTGGCGGTTCCGGCGGCGGGCGCATTGGCGGCCCCGGCGGCGGGAGCATCAGGATCCAATGAAGCGCAGGGAGGACTGGGAGCAACGCCTTCACGCATGGCATCGGGAGACGCTGAACGTCCCGCATGACTGGGGCCGGAACAACTGCGCCTTCCGCGCGGCCGGAGCGATTAAGGCGATGACCGGCGAGGACTTGGCGAAGGGCTTCCGCGTGAAGGTGCGTTCGAAGAAGGGCTTTACGAAACTCATGCGCGATGAGGGGTGGGACACCCTTGAGGACATCGCGGACGCCTTCCTGACCCGCACGGAGCGGCCCCTGCGGGGCGATCTGGTCATGCTGGAGGGTCCGAACGGGGATTTCTTCGGGATCAAGGTCGGCAAGACCGCCGTGGGGCCGACGCAGCGGGGGCTGGAACACGTCTCCATGCTCCAGATGAAAGCCGCATGGAGGGTTGGCGAGAATGCCTGACGGCGGTTCAGTCGCGATAGCATCCGCCGTCGCAAACGCGGTCGCAGCCGTCACCGGCTCGGCTGCTGCGGCGGGCGCGGCCTATGGCGCGGCGGCCTTTGCCACGTCCTTCAAGGGCGCTCTGCTTCTTGGATCGGCGCTTTCGTCCGTGGCGGCGGGCGCCGCGAGGAAGGTGCCTGACCCGGGAACGGAGGTCGAGCTCAGCGTCAATTCCGACGAGCCGCGCCGCTGGGTTGTCGGCAAGCGGATGATCGCCGGCTCCATCGCTGACCGCGTGGCGTTCGACAGCGTGGGCGGCGACAAGTTCGACACCCATGCGCTGGTCATCGTCTTGGCCGATCACCGGATCAACAGCCTGATGCGCGTCATGGGAGACGGCCTGGAAGTGCACGGCTCGCTGGAGCATGGCGTTCGCACGCCGCTGACCGCGTATAACGACGATGACGTGGGCGGCGCCGTGGGGCGTAACCGCGTCTGGATGACATTCTATGACGGCCGGGCGGGCGCGCCGGCGGACCCGAACCTGATCGCCAAGACGACAGGCTTCAACGTCATTGGCCGCTGGACCACGGCGCACAAGCTGGCCGGGCTGGCCTACGTCATCGTGGAGATGAAATACGATGATGACTCCATGACGCAGTATCCGTCATGGCTGTTCGAGATCGAGGGCGCGCGGCTCTATGATCGCCGCAAGGACACCACGGCGGGCGGGTCCGGGTCGCACCGGCTGGATGATCCGTCCACGTGGGAGTATTCGACCAACGCCGCGGTGGCGCGGGACCATTACCGGCAGGGCGTCATCCACAATAACGGGCGCCGGATGTTCGGCCCCGGCGATGACCCGGAAGTCGATCCTTATGATGATTTCGAGGCCCGCGCCGATCTCTGCGACGAAACCGTAAGTCTGAAAAGCGGCGGCTCGCAGAAGAAATACGAATTCAACGGCGTGGTCACGGCGGACGCCAACTATGCCGACGTATTTGAACGCTTCGCGGTCCAGATGGGCGGCGAGGATGCGGACGATAACGGGCGCGCGATCGTCATCCCGGGCGAGGTCAAGACCCCGGTCCTGACCCTCTATGACGGCGACGTGGCGGAGCTGGCCACCACCGGCTATTCGGACAAGAAGTCCCGCTCCGAAAAGGTGACAGCGGTGGAGGGGCGCTATTCCGATCCGTCCCAGCTTTATCAGTCGGTCGACTACCCCCGGATCGAAAACCCGGACTGGGTGACGGCGGACGGAGAGCGCCCGCGCGTGCTCCCCCTGGAGCTGCCCGACGAGATCAGCGTGGAGCGCGCCCAGCGCCTCGCAACCCTTGTCGCCAACCGCGCGCGCCGGGAAGGGGTGATTGCCGAGGAATTCCTGATCAACGCCCCCGCCGGCGGCGTCTCGCCTCTGAAGCTGGAGATTGGAGACTGGTTCGTCCGGAAATCGGACTTCCACGGCTTCGACGAAGATGGCAAGGAATTCGAGGTCATTGACGCGGCCTATGACCACGAGGCCGGGACGGTCAGTATTCTCGGTCGGGAGGTGGACCCCTCGGACCTGGCATGGACGGCGAGCGATGCGAAAGACCCGCCGGCCCCGCCGCCGCCGGACCACGATCCGGGCCTGATCCCCGTCGATACGCCCTCTGTTTCAGCAGAGGGCGTTTCTGTAACTGGCGACAACTCATCTGTTCCGGGTGTTGAGATCACGGTGACGAACCTGGACGAGCGCCGGGACCGGATCATTGCCGAAATCGAGAAAAGCGACGGCGCCGGAGGATGGATCGAGGCCCGCGTGATCGGGATCAATCCGGAGACCGGCGTTCGCACGACCACGGACGGCATTGTCGAGAGCGCCACCTACCGGGTGAGGGCGAAGGTCTATGTCGGGGACCAGGAGTCGGAATGGTCCGATTATGACACCACGGCGAGCCCGGATGACTGGACCGTCCCCGACCTAACAGAAGGCGGGCCGGGTCGTGAGCGGATGCGCGAGCTTCAGGAGGAAGCCGACCGCGCCGCCGAAGCGCTGATCGAGGATGTTCTGGACCGCCGCGAGCGGATTATCGAGAACTGGGACCGCACGCTCGGCATCAAAGCTACGCTGGAGGAGGAAATCGAGATCGTCGAGGGCGATCTGGAGGCCTCCATCACGCTCAGCGAGACCTATCGCACGCAGACCGACACCGCGCTCGCCGGACTGGAAAACGACATCACGGTGGTGGCCAGCAATCTGGGAGCCGAAGTCACCACGCGGACCACGCAATATGCCGCGACCCAGAGCGCGTTCGCGCTGGCCGAAACCGAGCGCACGACCATCGCCAGCGACCTTTCTTCGCTCAGCAGCGAGGTCGACACGTTCGCCGCCACGTTCAATTCCAGTCTCGCCGCTCTGGAAGACGAAATCACGGTCGTTGCCGATGATCTGAGCGCGGAGGTGACCGCCCGGACAACGGCGGTCGCCGCGGTGGAAGAGGATACGGCGACGCTGTTCAGCCAGGTCGGCCTTGTCGTGGACGATCAGGAAGCGCTGGCTGAGGACTTCACCACGATAGAGGCCGATTTCGGGGGGCTGGAAGCGTCAGTCACCGATCTCAGCCTCGCGGTGTCCACGCTTGAAGAGCAGTCGGCTACGCGGATCATTGAAGTCGAGGCGAGCGGCAACAAGGCTGGCATCCAGATTGAGGCGTCGAGCGGCGGGAGCCACCTCCACCAGTACGGGCAAAAATGGAGTTACGGCAAAAACTTCGCATCCGAGAGCGTGGTTCACGATCCGAACGCTGGGGTTGGAGGACAGACCACCTACCGGGCCAGTGACGGCACAGTTACGCACCGCATCGACTGGAATACGGGAATTATCCGCTCTTACAACACGAGCGGAGACGAGTGGTGGAACAACGTCAGCGGCTCTGTTTACGCGTCTCTTCCCGACGATGTGAAGACCCAGCTCGGAGAGGACGATGGAGACGCCAATATCACGAGTGTCTCAAATGCGTGGACGACGCTTGCCACTGTCAATCTTGGGACTGTGCCCGGAACCGGCGTCATCTCCGCGGACGGTAAGATCAATGTCCTGACGAACGCCACGACCGGCGCGGCCGTCGGCGGCGAATACCGCGTTCAATACAAGCTCGGCGCGGGCGCCTGGACCGATCTTCTGGACGGCGACTGGCGCACCGAGGAAATCCAGATTGACGATGGCGGTGGCGGCTCAATGACCCGCTACACCAGCTATTACGGCTCCTATGCCGGGTCCAAGGCCGCGCCGGGGGCCGGCACCCTCCAATTCCGCCTTCAGGTCTACAAGCCCGGCTCGACCGGCAACTTCACGTCTGAAGGCACGATGACGGCCAAGCGCAGCCCTTAAGCGCCTGCGCACCACTCACAACTGAAGAAGGAAACACCTGATGGGAAACTCTCTCAAGCAGCAGATTGCTGACGCCGATGCCAAGCGCGCCGGGGCAATCTCCGAAAAGCTGGACGCCTTCATTGCGGATCTGGAAGCGGAGCGCGCCGAAGTGCTGGGCGGTGAACTGGCCGCTCCCGTCGATCAGCTTCTGAAAATCCTCCGTCACAACACGAAGACCGTCCTGCCGGCGGTTCAGGCCAAGCTGAAAGGCTAGACCTATGGCGCTTTCCAACGCGCAATTTGCCGATGAAGTCGCCAGCCTGGTCGCGCGGCTTAATGCCGGGGACATCACGGAGGCCGAGTTTGAGGCGGATTTCAAGACGACGCTTGATGACTGGTCGGGCCTATCCGTCTCCAATGCCCGGCTGGCGCAGAGGATCGTCAGCCTGCTGGGTCGTCTGGAAGCCCCCATGCTGTTCACGGACGGCCCGCCGGACAACGGCACGGGCATTGACGGCAATTATGCCTTCGACGTGACCAACAAGGCGTTCTATGGGCCGAAAGACGCCGGGGACTGGGGCGAGCCTGATTTCCTCATGGCGGGCAATGACGGCGACGCAGCCACCATCGCTGTGGGCGAGGTCACAACTCTTGATCCCGGGGAAGACGCCACGGTTACCAACTCAGGCACGTCGAGCGCGGCCGAGTTTGATTTTGGAATTCCGAGAGGCGCGGGGCTGCAGATCGACGCGACCGGCGTCTATGCCGACCGGGGCGATTTTGATGCGGAGGACGAGGGCTTCATCTTCGCCTCGACGGATGGCGCCGCGGGCGGCGGCGGCGGGACGGTGCTTTACCGGCGCGAGGGCGCGGCCGGAAACTGGTCCGACGTGCTGGATATGTTCGCCGCGACGATCGCGCAGGTCGACGGGCTTCAGGAAATCCTGGACGAGCTTGGCGCGTCAGACCTCTCCGAGGCGCAGGCCACGACCGGCCAGAAGTTCGACGCAGCGCGCGAGGGAGCCTCAAGCGGCGCCACCGGGCTGGAAAACCGGGACGCTATCAATGCAGCCATCGCTGCGGCGAACGCGGTTCTCGCAGATGGGCTGATACACACCAACGCAATCGTTCGCATCCCGCCCGGCGTCTATGCGCTGAGCTGCGATCCGGCCGACAAGACGGTGATTGATCTCGGCGCCAATCGCGACGGGCTGGAATTTGATGCGCGGGGCGCGGTCCTGGTCCCTGACGCCACGTGCGCCGGCAAGTCCATTTTCGACATGATCGGTTCACGGATGATTTGTGGCGCGCCGCCCCATATCTGGTCGCCGGAACCGGTCAATATGCCCGCCGCAGGCTATCTGATGGGCCGCCGCCTCGATAGTCAGGCTGCGGGAGAGCACGACTTCGTGAACCCGCCCATCGTCAAGGGCTTCTTCTCTCTGGCCGGCGTTCATAACGCGGCATCGGAGCTTCTGAGCTGGCCGGACCCGGCGATCTGGAACGCCTATCCTGACGCCGATATCGGGGCGGAGGATACGTTCGCCAACCGCTCGACGCATGACGAGGAAGCAGAGGGCTTCGTCTTCCTGTCCAGCGACGGCGCGGACGGCCTTGGCGGCGGGCTGGTCATCTACCGCAAGGCCTCTGGGGACAGTGCCAATTGGGAAGGCCCGATCATGTTCCACGGCGAGTCCGGGGACACGAAGGTTCGCTCATTCGGCTACATCGCTGACGGCTACAACTATTTCGACATTACGCGCTTCACCGACCAGGCCACGTCCCTGACACCCAACACCAGCCAGCCCTTCAATGGCGTCCAGATGGAGGGCGTCAATATCCGCAAGATCGATTATGTCGATGGCTGGCAGGGCAGCGGCAAGGGCGCGGCCATGCTGCTCATCAACACCAAGGGGCACAAATACCGGGGTTACACGACCAGCTTCGACACGTGCGGCGTGGAGATTTGGCCGGTCAATACGGAATATAGCCTCGATCTGTCCTACCTTCACAGCGAGGCGGACGGGCAGGTTTCCTCCATCAAGATCAGCAACAAGTTCACCGACAATCCGACATTCTTTGATTTCCGACATACCGACGCCAGCACGCATACATCACTGGCAGTCATTGATGTTGAAGACCTGACCACGCTGAACCTGCAGGGCAGCCCGGTGAAGGTCGGCAACCCGGACAATAATCTGTTCAGTGACTTCTCCAAGCTGCGCGGCTCAGGCAACAGCTTCTACCTGCCGGACGATACCTATTGGAGCGATCCGCACGAAGATTTCGAGTGCTGGTTCTATCCGGGGGACGGCGACCCGAAGCATTATGGGTCGTTGGACATTCCAGAGTTCAATGACGCGCCGGTGAGCTTTACGCCGACAGTGGAGTTCGCGACAAACGGTGACTTCTCGCCGACCTATAGCACCCAGACAGGGTTTTATAAGCAGGTCGGGAAGATCGTCTTCTTCAACATCAATCTGGACTTTGACGCGAACGCATATTCGTCAGCGAGCGGCGGTATCAAAATTCTTGGTCTGCCAGCATGGTCGGCCAGTTATGGACATCAGACGGCCATTGCAGGCCGCATTTACAACATCGACGTAGTCAACAATGCTTATGGCATTGCGGGCATCATGTTCAGCAACGCCACCGACGCCATGTATCTGTCCACGCCCAGAGACGCCCTGCCTGCAGGGAATATATCGGCCGCGAACATTCCAGCCTCAACGACTGGCGTGATTGTCGAAATCAGCGGCCATTATTTCGTTGACTAGGCTGGTTGCGACTAGGCGCTGACCGCCTATAAGGGCGGCATGTCTCTCACCGTTCACATTGGCGCACACAAGACCGGAACTTCAGCAATTCAGGCGTTTTGCGCCCGCAACCGCGAAACGTTGGCGCAAAGGGGATACATCTACCCGGTGGGGCCGGGCGACAAATTCGCGAGAGAGGGACAGACGACTGCGGGGAACGCCAATCATCTGTGCCGGCATCTGGAGGGGGTGAAGGCCTTTGACAGCGAATGGCGGGCGCACCTGGACGCACTGGAGCGTGGCGACAACCTGCTTTATTCGGCCGAGGTGTTCTGGGGTAGCGGCATGAAGGTTCTGAGTGATTTCAGGGCCGGTCATGACGCACGCATTATTGCCTATCTTCGTCCTCAGACGGACTATCTGATATCGGCCTACGCCACGATGGTGAGTCGCAAAGGCTTCGCCGGATCTCTTGAAGAATATTACGCTCAGGCCCAGCGCCAGATGCACTATGAGAGAAAGCTGGACCGCCTTGAGGAATGGAACGGACCGATTGAGGTTCGCCCCTACAGCAAGGCGGCCTTCCGCGATGGGCTTCTGGTCTCCGACTTCCTGAAAGCGTTAGGGCTTGATTACGACGACGCATTCTCGGCGGCTGACGCGGTGGTGAACAAACTGCCCACTGACGCGGTGCTGACCGATGAAATGCGTGAACGCATTGTCGATGAGTATTCCGAGGAAAACGAACGCCTAGCTGATCGCTATTTCGGCGGCGTCAACTGGCTGAAGCTCACCTAGCCTTCTTGTAGGCTTCCAGCTCAACAACAGGCTCATCGCGGAGAAGGTTCTGCGCCTCCTCCTTTTGGGTCATCTCGTCCAGAGAGCAGAACACGCACAGCGGACGCCCGTCATTGCCGGGTATCGGCTCCGAGATTGCCTCTTGGCAGTCTGCGCACTTCTCACTCATGACCCGAGAGATACCCCACATGAAAACATCAGCCAAGGGCTGCGCAACGGACGCAAGGGCCGAACGGATGACGCATGGCAGGAACTGAGCTGACTCACGCCGACATCCTCGCCGCTATGGATCGAGGATTTACGCGCATTCACGAACGCATGGATGCGATGCAGGAAGTGCAGACTGATACGCGTCTCGCGGTCGGCAGGCTTCAGGATCATTCAACACACGTCACCAAGGCGCTCCGTGATCACGGCCTGCGCCTCGATGAGATTGAGAAGGACGCCCGAAAACACCGCGCTACGCAGTTCAAGATGCTGCGCCGTATCCGGCGCCACGACGACCAGTCTCTCAGCTGGCGAAAGGTGGCGCTCGATGCTCGGGTTCTGTTTTTCCGCGGCGTGCTGCCCGGCGTGGTGACGCTGGCTGCTGCGTTAGCGGCGTTCAAAGCCTGGTGGACGGAATTCACCGGCTTTTTCGCGGCGATAGGTCGCCTCTTTCACTGACAAGGAGATCACCATGAGCGTATTCGACCGCTTCTTCGAGCGGCTGATCGAGCGTGAGGGCGGTTACTCCGATCACGCATCCGACGCCGGCGGAAAGACCCGCTTCGGCATCACCGAGGCCGTTGCCCGTGCGCATGGATATGACGGAGCCATGCGTGACCTCCCCAGGGAAGTCGCCCGGGAAATCTATGATCGCCGCTACTGGTCCGGGCCGGGCTTCGACAGGCTGGCTGATCTCAGCGTGCTGGTGGCCGAGGAGGTCTTCGACACTGGCGTGAACATGGGGCCGGTCGTTGCCGCGCAGCTCCTTCAGCGCGCCCTGAACAAGCTGAACCGCCGCGGTCGGGACTATGCCGACATCGTGGAGGACGGGCAGGCCGGGCCGGTGACCCGCGCTGCGCTGTCGGCCTATCTGGACCGCAACGGCGCGCCAGCAGAGGCGCGCCTGGTGAAGGCGCTCAATGTTCTGCAGGGCGCACGCTACTTCGACATCACGCCGGGGGGCGATCACCGGAACGAAGACTTCATGAACGGCTGGCTGGACCATCGCGTCAGCTGGCCACAGCGCCCATAGCAAACCCCCTCATCTAACCGTACCGCCGCCGCCCGCTGGGCGGCTTTTTCATAACCGGAGAAAACCCATGAACTCTCTCACACGCCTTCTGGCGTGCGCTTTCGCGTGCGCGCTTCTCGCCGCCTGTGGCGGCAATCTCGCCAGCCGTCTGGACGCCATTGAGGATCCCAACGTGGAGGCGTGCGCGCTTCTGTTGGGCGTCTCCGAGGCCGCCAAGACGCGCCAGCTCACCCTGTCGGAGCGGCAGGGCGTCAAAACGGTGCTGACGGAGGCCTCCGCGGCGCTGGCCGCGCTGCCGCCGGATGCGCCGTTTGCCGAACTCCGCGCCTACACCGCGCGCAGTGGCGCCGAACAGATCATCGCTGAGACCGCGATCGAGCGTGTCGGCTCGGTGCTGGTTCGGGGCGTCAGCCTCAATGGAGCAGGCGAGCTGGCGGAATCAGCCCGTATCGCCCGCTACGCGCTGCAGGGCGCCAAAGAGCTTGAGGCGAGGGGGCTTGGCCCATCCGAGACGCGCGATGCGTGTCTGGCCGTTCTCACCGCCTCCCTGCAGGATCTGTAGCCATGGCGAACGAGCTGCCGCGGTTCAGCCTCCCGCTGCGCGTTGAGCTCACCGGAAAGCGCCGCTCGGGGCGGCCGATCTGGAAGGTGCTGGAGGAGTTTCGCCTTCAGTGCCGTGTCGGTGAGGCCGAATACGACATCGCGGCGCCGGTCGGGTTCGAGACGGACTTCGCCTCTGTCCCGCGCTTTTTCTGGCGGTTTGCCCCGCCCGGCGGACCCTATGCCGGCGCGGCGGTCATCCACGATTATCTCTACGCCAACCGGATCGGCGAGCGGGAGGTGGCCGACCGGATATTCCTCGAGGGCATGATCGCCGCGAACGTTGAGGCATGGCGGCGGACGATCATCTTCCGGACCGTGCGGACCTTTGGCGGCAGAGGGTGGGGCAACTGA